AAGTTCCTATCTTGAGGGTGCAAACTTTCTTACTGCGGCAGTTAGTACTCCAGCAGACGCTATGGGTCATTCTCTTCTTCTGCTCTGGGGTCCTGAGGCTCAAGGGGATATCGTCAGGTGGTTCCAACTTGGGGGACTCTGGACTTTTGTGGCGCTCCACGGGGCCTTTAGTCTGATTGGTTTTATGCTTCGCCAGTTTGAGATTGCTCGTCTGGTGGGTATCAGACCTTATAATGCAATCGCATTCTCTGGTCCTATTGCAGTATTTGTTTCTGTGTTTCTAATGTATCCACTGGGACAATCCAGTTGGTTCTTTGCACCTTCTTTTGGAGTTGCTGCAATTTTCAGGTTCCTTCTGTTTCTTCAGGGTTTCCACAACTGGACCCTCAACCCCTTCCACATGATGGGAGTTGCTGGTATACTGGGAGGAGCACTGCTCTGTGCAATTCATGGAGCAACAGTCGAAAACACATTATTTGAAGACAGTGAACAGGCAAACACTTTCAAAGCATTTGAACCGACTCAAGAGGAAGAGACGTATTCTATGGTTACGGCTAACAGATTCTGGTCTCAGATCTTTGGTATTGCTTTTAGCAATAAACGTTGGTTGCATTTCTTTATGCTTTTTGTTCCCGTTATGGGCCTCTGGACTTCCTCTATTGGCATCATCGGTCTTGCTCTCAACCTTCGTGCATACGACTTTGTTAGTCAGGAAATTAGAGCAGCAGAAGATCCCGAATTCGAGACATTTTACACAAAAAATGTGCTTTTAAATGAGGGACTTCGTGCTTGGTTAGCCCCAATAGACCAACCAGGAGAACGGTTCGTATTTCCAGATGAGGTATTGCCCCGAGGAAATGCCTTGTGATAAAAATATAATACCCTGCGAAAACGCAAAGACCCTTCGGGGTCTTTTTTCTTAACTTAAGACAACTATGATAACTTCTGAAACTCCTTATAAACTCGCAGAGATTATTCGTGACACTTGGCCAGGTCTTTACAGAAAACCAGAACCATCTTATAATGAAGAAAAGGAAATAGAAGATGAACAAGTATCGTGATGAATATTTTTCAGTGATTGATAAAAGAACTGGAAGAAAGATTCTGGACTGTGGTGATGAAATGGACGCTCTGAATATGGTTGCCTTTGATTCACAGAACAGAACTTATACTCGCAATAAGTTTCTAATGGGACCTGTCGTGAATGTTGAGATTCCTAAAGCACTTACGACTAATGAGATTGTTGTGAATATGGATGGTGGAGTTGGTGGTTCTTGGGAAGTGAAAGAACTACTTCAGATAAAACTTCCAGAAGGTCAAGGAAAACCAGTGGTTGTTTAATAAATAATTCAAATCGCAATCGCTTATGGATCTCCTCCGTTCGCCTTCAGAGTACTTGTTTCATCTACAAACAACAAGTTCAGGAGAAGCGAAACGAATGTGGAGGCAAAAGATAAAAGAAGAATGGAGTCATCAATGTGCTTATTGTGGATCAGATGAGAAACTCACGATTGATCACATTCTTCCTCAATCAAAAGGTGGATTAGACGTTACAAAAAATGTAGTCTGTTGCTGCCACGATTGTAACCAGTCAAAAGGGCACGAGCACTGGAAATTGTGGTACGTTCAGCAAGACTTTTATAGTGAAGAAAGATTTGATAAGATTGAAGAATGGATGAAACCAGATCCTCCGACGAACTTGTTTGCTTATCGCCCGAGAAGGAATAACGCAAGTTGAATAAATAAATGAAAGCAGTAAATACTGTTTCTTCTGGTAGATACCGCATATCATAAATGGGAACTCCGATTCGGATTAAACGCTCTGCTGTGCCTGGAAAAATACCAGCACAAGGAGCCCTACAATACGGCGAATTAGCCTATAACATTAATGATGCAGAACTCTATGCTGTAAGAAATAGAGTAGGTATCGGATCAGAGGTTATCAGAGTTGGTGCCGGAGCAACAGTTACAAATGTTATCTATGTCACAAAAGACGGAAGCGATACAAACACAGGACTCAAACTTGGAGACGCAAAGCGAACAATCGCAGGAGCAGTTGCAATCTCAACAACAGGATCAGTTATTAAAGTTGCTGCTGGATATTATCTAGAAAATAACCCCATTAAACTTCCCCCACAAGTTAGTATTGTTGGTGATAGTTTAAGAGAGGTCTCAATCACTCCACAAAATCCTGGAGATTTATTTCACGTTGCTCCTGGAAATTACATCACAGAAGTTTCATTTACTGGGGCATCGACGGGTGGTGGTGCAATTGTAGCATTTGATCCAGACACACTAAGATATTTTAGTCAATCTCCTTATATTCGTAACTGCACTAATTTTATTCCAGATAGTATTGGAATGAAGATTGATGGCAATCATGCTCTTGGACCACTCAAGAGCATGGTTACTGACTCATTTACACAATATAATAGTGCTGGAGTTGGTGTTTCAATTACAAATGAAGGTTATGCTCAGCTAGTATCTTTGTTTACAATTTGCCCAAACATTGCTGTTTATTGTGCTTCTGGCGGCGCCTGCGATCTTACAAACTCCAATGCTTCGTTTGGTAATTTTGGATTAGTTTCTGATGGTGTTGGGCAAAGAAAATATACTGGAATACTTTCAACTTCTAGCGATGTTAATGCCGACACATTCAGAGTAGCATTTAATAATCCAACATTTAATGTAACAAATGCAACTTATAGTAATACAACTGGTATTGTAACGATTACCACCAACAATGAGCACGGATTTGAAGTTGGTGTGGGTGTTTCAATATCTGGTCTTCAATTCACTTGCCCTTCTGGACCGGGAATCGTAACGTATCCAAGTGGAAACAATGGATATGTTTTTACTGTATTGAGTACTCCGACAACATATACCTTTAGTGTAAATGTTGGAACTTCTACTTTACCTCATACTTATAATTCTGGTGGCACCGCAAAAATAAATATCATTCGCCCATTTGACGGGCAAGTAATTTATTTTGATACCTTATATTATACTGTTGGAAAAATTATTGTCGGATCTGGCGGAACTGGATATCTTACAACCCCAACAGTTACAATTGGAGATCCAAGCACAGTTTCAACTTGGGGAGTTGCAGCTCAAGCAGTTGCAGAAATTAGTGGTGGAAGTGTAACTGATTTTGAAATTATTTCAAGTGGTAGAGGATACACTTCAATTCCAACAATTACAATTAGCACTCCGGATGTTGGAATAAATACAGCAACTGCTACTATAGAATTAACACCTTCATATTATACGATTCAAAGATCTACTCCAGTTTCTGCAGGAGTTTGCACGATTACAACAAATGAAAATGTGCCATATGTTGTCGGTGCTGGTGTTTCGATTCCATTTTTTAAACAAAGTAGAATCTTAGCTTCTGGTCATTCTTTTGAATACATCGGATCTGGAACAGACATTACAACTGCTCTTCCTTTTGCTGGTGGAGTGCCAATTCAAGATAATGAGGTTGATATGAAAAACGGTGGATTGGTCGTCTATACCAGCACAGACCAATCTGGTAATTTTAGAATTGGTGAAGGCGTGACAATTAATCAAACAACAGGAACTATTTCTGGAACTTTTTATTCAAAAAGTTTATTCTCAACAATGACGCCATTCATTCTAGCATTAGGAGGAGATTAATAGTATGGCTTTACCATTAAACGTATTTAAGACAATTACTAAAGTTGCGACTGCAAGCACGGTTGGAATTTACACAGCACCGACTGGTTATTCGGGTGTTGTGCTGCTGGCTCAAGCTGCAAATATTGATAATGTAACTCATACGATTTCTTTTTCTCACAAAAGAACAGTTTCGGGAATTGCAGTTACAACAGAAATCGTCAAGAACTTGGCAGTTGCAGGAAATGATTCAATAGATTTGTTATTTGGAAAATTGGTTTTAGAGTCTGGTGACGTTATTCAATTATCTGCAGACAGCACAAGTATTAAATTTATCGGTAGCGTTCTAGAAACACTTAACTAAAATGTCAAAGTTTCTTTCCGGCAGACAATCACAACTTAATGTAGGTATATCTTCAAGTACTGAAAGTAAAACAGTACTTCAAGTTACCGGAAAAGTCGGAATTGGGACAACAAATGCCGGAAGTAGAAGTTTATATGTAATTGGAGATACTCAAACAACAGGTGTTACCACACTGGCATCTGCTGGTGGTATCACAACCACTGGTGGAGACCTTTATGTTGGTGGTGATCTTTATGTTGCTGATGATTTAGTCTTTGATGAATTAACTGCCCGTAATGCAAACTTTACTGGCATCACTACTATTAGAAATGCCAACATTACTGGCATTGCAACGATTGCAAGTATTGCTGGTACTGGTGCAACCATTACTAATTTAAATGTAAGTAGTGGCATTGTTACTAACCTGCTTGGAGTTGCTGTCACATTCACAAATGGTCAGATTGTAAATCTGGCTGGCACTGCAGCAACAATTGCTAATCTGAATGTAAGCAGCGGAATCATCACAAACCTGACTGGAGTTGCCGCCACAATTACAAGCATTACGGGAATTGCGGCAACAATTAATCGAATTGTTTCTGCAGCTACATCATTTTCTCAAATACAAGTTTCTGGTATTTCTACATTTAATAATGGTCCTGTATTCATTGGATCTGGCACGACAACAGGAACCGCATCGCAGAGACTTCAGGTTACTGGTGGAGCTTATGTTTCGGGTGTTGTTGGAGTGGGCACAACTAATCCAACATCTGCTCTGCATGTTATTGGTGATGTATTAGTTACTGGTGTAGTTACAGCCACTACTTTCAACGGACAAATTAATTCTGGTGTGGGTACGATTACAACCTTTACCAGTACTAATTCAACAATCACTAATCTCACCAATACTAGACTGACTAGCGGTATTGGTACAATTAATAATGTAATCAGCGACTTTAATACTACTGGTGTAGGTACAGTCAATATCCTAAACACCGGTATTGGCACAATCAATAATCTGAATAGCACCATTCTGAATGTCAGTGGTGTTGGTTCAATTGCGACTTTATATTCACCAACTGCTAATATTAATGTTGGTGTAATTACTGATATTACAAACACCAGACTTACGAGTGGTATCGCTACAATTACTACTCTGAATAGTTCGACTGGTAATATTAATAATCTAACTAATAATCTTCTGAATAGTGGTATTGGTAGTATCGCTACATTATATTCTACCAATGCTTATATTAATAGTGGAATTGTAACCGATATTTCTGGTACAAATCTGAATTATACTGGTGTTGGTACAATTACAAATCTAGATGTTACTAGAGAAGTTGTTGGCACCAGTACGATTACCAACCTTTATGCATCGAATGGTTATATTAATGTTGGTGTCGTAACTGATTTAACCAACACAAGACTTTCAAGTGGTATCGCTACAATCACCACTCTGAATAGCTCAACTGGTACGATTAATAATCTAACCAATAATCTTCTGAACAGTGGTATTGGTAGTATTGCCACATTATATTCTACTAATGCTTATATTAATAGTGGAATTGTAACTAATATTAGTGGTACAAATCTGAATTATAATGCTTTCGGTCCGACCACACTATACAGAGTCGTTGATGGTGCATTTACTGCTGGAATTGGATATACAAATAATCAGGGACTATTAAGTATATCAAACTGGGATGATGTTGCTATAAGAGTTAATGATACAGAAACTGCTGCTTACTTTAACAGAAATGGTTCAGCAGAACTTTATTACGACAACTTCAAAAAATTTGAGACCACTGGATATGGCGTTACCGTTTACGACACATTACAAACACCACAACTGAATGTAACTGGTATTGGCACAATTACCACAATTAACAGCACTAATATTGTATCTACTAACTCAGACTTTATTAATCTAAATGCTGATAATGCTTATATTGTAACTGGTATTATCACTGAGATTTCTAATAGTAGACTGACTAGTGGTATTGCTACAATTACTACTTTAGGTGCAACTACTGCGAGCATTACGACCTTATCAGGTACAAATGTAACTTATACAAATTCTGATTTTACTAATCTGAATGCTAATAATGCCAATATTGATGTCGGTATTGTAACTGATATTTCTGGCACCAGACTTACTTACACTGGTGTCGGCACAATTACAACATTAGATACTGATACTGCAGCAATTAATAATTTAACCAGTGATTATATTAATGTTGGTGTCGCTACTGCTACGATTCTAAACAGTGGAATAGGTACGATTGCTAATCTGAATAATACTTTCTTGAATGTAAGTGGTGTCGCTACAATCACCACTCTGAATAGCACCAATCTTACTTCGACTAATTCTGATTTTACAAATCTGAATGCTGATTATGGGTATATTAGTGTAGGTGTCGTAACTGATATTTCTGGTGCAAGACTTAATTATACTGGTGTCGGCACCATTGCAACTCTAGACACCACAAATGCTACAATTGATTATCTTACAAATACTGATTTAACTGTAACTGGTATTGCAACAATTCAGAGTCTTGATGTCTTGGGAGACTTTGATGTTTTTGATTCTACTGCGACATTCCATAATAACGTCTTTATCGCAGGAAACTTAAGCATTGGTGGAACAACAACTGTTATCCTCGCAGAAGACTTATTTGTTATTGACAAAACTATTGTTCTTGGCATTACAACAAATAATATAAATGCTGATGTATCAACTGATACTAGCGCAAATGGTGGTGGTATCTCAATTGCTTCTACTGAAGGAAACCCATTAGTTTCACTTCAATCTGTTGGAGTTAATTCACTTCCAAATACACACAAAAAACTTTTATGGTCTAGGGCAGGAACTTATGGAGTCGGCACCACTGATGCCTGGTTATTTAATTATGCGGTCGGTATTGGATCTACACTAGTTCCAAATGATGTAAGACTTGCAGTTGGTAATGTACAAATTACCGATAAGCAAATCAATGCAGATGCTCTTCAAGTTTCAAGACTGGCGAGCGGAATTGCTACAATTACTGGTGCCGATATTAGCAATCTTCACTCTAACAACATCTTCTCGCAATCCGGTATTATCACAGATTTAAGTGGCACGAGATTAAATTATACTGGATTTGGTACGATTACAAATCTTTATAGTAATCTTGCATACATTGATAATATTTCTTCTAATGTTGGATTTGCAACTGCGTTTACAAATGAAAGATTAAATGTAACTGGCATTGCAACAGTTTTAAATTTAAATGTAACCAATTCTACATTTACTAATCTTAATACATCTAATTTAAATGCAGTAACTGGTGTTGTTACTACGCTAACAAGTACACACTCAAATCTCACAAATATTAATTCAACTGGAATTAGCACTCTTAATATACTAAGAACCAGTCAAATTAATTCTACTGGTGTTGTAACTGCTCCAACATTTGTGGGAGATTTGCTAGGTGTAGCAAACTATGCCCATGTATCTGGATTCTCTACATTTTCTGGGTATTCTAATACTTCAGGATTCTCCACATTCTCTGGATATGCTAACGCTGCTGGAGTATCAACTTTCTCTGGGTATTCTAATACTTCAGGATTCTCTACATTCTCTGGGTATTCTAATACTTCAGGATTCTCTACATTCTCCGGATATGCTAATGCTGCCGGGGTGGCAACTTTCTCCGATTATGCCAATAACTCTGGTATAGCAACTTATGCTTGGACTGCTGGAGTTTCAACATATTCTGGAGTTGCTGGATATTCCACATTCTCTGGTTACTCTGATACAACAGGATTCTCTACATTCTCTGGATATGCTAACGCTGCTGGAGTATCAACTTTTAGTGGATATGCAAACAATGCAGGTATAGCAACTTATGCTTGGACTGCTGGTGTAAGTACTTATTCGGGTGTCGCTGGATATTCTACATTCTCTGGTTACTCTGATACAACAGGATTCTCCACATTCTCTGGATATGCTAACGCTGCTGGAGTATCAACTTTTAGTGGATATGCTAATGCTTCTGGAGTATCTACTTTCTCTGATTATGCCAACATATCTGGTATAGCGACTTATGCTTGGACTGCTGGTGTAAGTACTTATTCGGGTGTAGCTGGATATTCTACATTCTCTGGTTACTCTAATACTTCTGGATTCTCAACATTTTCTGGATACTCAAACTCTTCAGGATTTTCTACCTTCTCTGGATACTCAAATACAACAGGATTCTCCACTTTCAGCGGATATGCCAACGTATCTGGTATAGCGACTTATGCTTGGACTGCTGGTGTAAGTACTTATTCGGGTGTCGCTGGAGTTTCAACTAGCACTATTGGTGGACTTGTTTCTGTTAATGAGTTAAATGTTTCTGGAGTATCAACATTAGGCAAAGTTCAGATTACATCAACTGGAATTATTACCTCAACAAATCCTGGTGTTACAACGGTTGTTTACTATGGTGACGGTAGTAATCTATTTGGCGTTACAGCATTCACGGTTGAATCTCAACCATTTGTAACAACGCCAGTATACCCCACATTCGCTTCTAATGCTGGTGTAAGTTCTGTAGGAATCGCAAGCACTCAAGTTGCATATATTCCAGATCCTGGTTATTTTGGTATTGGCATCACAAATCCACAATCAAGGTTACATGTCGTTGGCGAAACAATACTTGACAAGGTTAAGATTACTTCGTCGGGTATCGTAACTTCATCAAATCCAGGTGTTACAACAGTTGTTTACTATGGTGATGGTAGTAATCTCTTTGGTGTTACTGCATTCACTGTTGAGGCGCAACCAATTAGTGCTAATCCAGTATATCCAACATTTGCCTCCAATATCGGAGTCAGTTCTGTAGGAATTGCAAGCACCCTGATTGCCTTTATTCCTACAAGTGGATTTTTTGGAATTGGAATCACAAATCCGACACAAAAACTTGATGTTGATGGAAACATTCGTATTCGTAATGGTCTTTATGATAGCACAAATAGCGCAGGAAACTCTGGATTCGTTCTTACATCTAATGGTTCGGATGTTATCTGGTCGAGTGCTGGTGGTATTGGCATTGTTACCAATGCTGCCGGACTGAATGGTCAAATTCAATTTAATAGTCTTGGCATTTTCTCCGGTGCGAATTCTGTATATTATAATCCAGCAAATGATAATCTTGGTATTAATACATCAAATCCTAGAAGTGATTTAGATGTTGTTGGCAATTCTAGATTTGAAGAAGTTTATATTACTGGCAATGTTGGTGTGGGCACAACGTCTCCATCTTATAAGATAGACGCAGTAGGAGATATAAATATCACAGGAGATTATAAAGTTAATGGTAATAGCGTTTTGGAAAACGCTTTGATTTATTCAATTGTATTCGGATAGTATAAATGACGAACGCTTTTAAATTGAAAACTAAAGCAAGTGTAGGTGTAACAACTGTTGGCATTTATACTGCTCCATCTGCGACCACAACAACTATTATTGGCATTACACTCGCAAATGTATCGGGTACGGGTATTAATGTTGGTATTGGAATTACAAGAGCAGTCGGAGATAATATCAGTCTTTTGAGAAACGTTCCCATTCCACAGGGATCAACCTTAGAATTTATGCAAGGTAATAAAATTGTATTGGAAGCAACGGATACCTTAACTGCTAAAAGTGATGTTGCTGGAAGTTTAGATGTTGCGGTTACCCTGTTAGAAATGACCTGATATGGCACTTACAAAGATTAGTGGCGAAGTTCTTCAAAGTTCTATAAACATAGGAGTCGTTACGGCTTCGCAAATCAATGTTGGAAGTGCCGTTACGATTCATAGTGCAGGTTTTACAATAGGAAGTTCCGATCTACATTCCACAGGGCTTTCTATTCGGAATATTAATTCCACAGGTGTTGTCACTGCTACAACTTTTAGTGGAAACTTAACTGGTAATGTAACAGGAAACGCAACAGGTCTTTCAGGAACTCCAAATATCACTGTTAGTGCCATTACTGCTGCGAGTGCAGTAATCACTGGAAACGTCAGTGTTGCTGGAACAGTGACCTATGAAGACACGACTAACGTTGATTCTGTTGGTGTTATTACAGCGAGGAGTGGAGTACGAGTTAGTGCTGGTTCTTCTGTCGGTATAGGCACTAATAATCCAGCAGAACAATTAGAATTAACTGCAGGTTCTGAACGTTTAATGATAGGTGCCAATAGTCCTAGCACTTATTCTAGAATTGCTGCGAGAAATACTGCGAATTCTGGATATAGAGGTTTACAGATTGACGGTAGTGATTTATTAATAAACAGCAATACTAGTGGTAATATTCTTGCTTGTACTGGTGGTGGTAACTTGGGCATAGGAACAGCATCCCCAGGTGCAAAACTAGATGTTAATGGAAGTAGTAAGTTTAACGGTTCTTTTACTATACAAAGTAGCGGAACAACACGGGGATATTTTGGTGATGTTGATGGCACCACTAATATGCAACTTCGTGCTGAAAACGCAATTGAATTCAAAGCCGGTGGCAATACAGAAAGAATGAGGATTTTATCGGGTGGTAATGTTGGTATAGGATTTACAAATCCACGAGCAGCATTACATGTAGGAAGTATAATTGCCACTGTATCTGGTGGTAATGGAGTTTTGTGGACGACTTATGGAGCATTATCATCTAGTCAGGTTTCAAGTTATAATAATAATTTAATAGGTTATAACTTAAGAGGATGGTTAAATTATATTGAGGGAGGAATAAGTAATAATAATTTTTATGCAACAAATACTGCTTCATATGGATTTAGTGGTATCGAACAAGCATATGGTGGATATATAAACTTTTATACTTGCAATACTGCAAATCAAGCAACTACTGCAAATACAACTGTAACACCAAGATTAGCTGCAGTAATATCTCCAGGTGGAAATACTGGCATAGGAACCGACAATCCAACCCAAAAACTTCACGTACAAGGTGATGTATTGTCTTCTTCGGTACGTGTATATACTAACTTAAACGATCAAACTGATACTGGTAATATAGCATCTGGCACAAATTTAACATATAGAAATATGTCAGGTTTTCACAGTTATACCGCAGCGGTAACGTGTAATAATACTTGGTATACTTTATTTCCAAGATTTAATGATACAAGTGGAGTTATTTTTGTTACGTCTGGAGATGCGTCTTCAAAAAATGTTCAAGAATGGGCTTTTAATACTACTAGTCCTGGTTACGGCGTTAACTTATTGAATCAATTACACGCTGGTGGTAGTTGGAACACTGGAAGTTTTAGTTTGTCGTTAAGTAGTTCTGGAAATAATCTCACATTACAAGCAAAGGCAACGAGTTACTATTCATCAGGTAATATTGCGGGTATATATATGAAAATAATATCGGATTATTAAACATAAAACTCATATGACTTTTTATAGAATAGAAATTTTAAAAGATGGTGAATGGGAACTAAAAGACTGGTCTCATTCAAAAATTCCAACTCAAGAAAAAGCTTTAACTAGAAAGCAAGAATTGATTGATGAAGGTCAAGATGAAAGTTCAATTAGAGTTGTTGAAGATAACGGACCAGAATCTCCATTAGATTCAAGAATTCCAGGAAACACTTTTGGTCCAGAATAAATAACTAAAAAACAGATATGTCATATCTTGGAAACCTGCCTTCGATTGGAGAAAATAATTCTTTCAAAATTTTGGATGACATTTCATCATACACACTGACGTTCGATGGTAGTGATTCAAGTATCATTTCGCTGGTTAATGACACAATCACGCTAAACAATCATCGATTCATTACCGGGCAGAGAGTTACTTACAGCACCACTGGAACTGCAATTGGTAACTTAATTTCTGGTAATGTTTACTATATTATTAAATACGACCAAAATAGCATTCGTCTTGCATTGAGTTATGTCAATGCAATAAACGGCGCCTTTATTCAAATCACTGGACCTGGAGTAGGAACAAATCATACATTCAATGTTGCCTTCGACGGAATCAATACAAGATTCAAGGCAACATATGATAATGGAACCAAAGCAGCAATGACTCGTGCTGCTCAACTTCAAATTTCTATTAATGGTGTTATTCAGCAACCAAATGATACGACAACACCAGCAAATGGATTTGGATTTGATTTAGATTCTGTCATTGTATTTTCAACACCCCCAGCAATCACCGATGTCTTTTGGGGAAATCTAGTTGCCAACAACTTCCCAACCTTTGATATTGCGGATAATACTGTTGATAGTTTCACTGGCAATAATGCAACAACTGACTTTACACTTTCTAAAATACCAGCAAACAATCAGAATGTTTTAGCTACACTAGATGGTGTTGTACAGTATCCTTCAGATGCTTTTGTAACTAGAGCATATAGTGTCAATGCAAATGTTATTAGTTTTGTATCAGCACCTGGAAGTGGAGTTGCAATTCAGGTAAGACACATTGGCTTTGCTGGTGCAACGTCAAGTAATGTCACTGGTTTTTATGGGCGCACTGGCAATGTAGGGCTTACAACTGCTGATAATGTTGTTGTAGGTTCCATTACAGTTGGACCTGGTGGCATCAATACGACTGGTGCTGCCGTTTCAATGGGCAATGTTGGTGCAGGAATCATCACAGCATCCAAGTTTGTTGGTGATGGTTCTTTGTTGACTGGCGTTGTTTCTTCCAAGTGGAGAGCAAACACTGCTGGTATTACAACCGAAAGTTCTGTTGGAGTTAATACTACAAGCGTTGATGTATCAGCACTCACTGGTGTTGGCAACTCATTCCAAGGAATTTATGTTTCAAATGGTATGGTGATAATGGATAATACTCTGAACGGCAATCATTATATTGGAACAAACTTTAATGGTCTGATGGCAGGACCTGTGAATGTTAATGGTGCTCTGACGATTGATGGAGTTTGGGTCGTCGTATAAATATTCAAAACTGGAAGTCTTATTATAAGATAGATGGCAATCATTAATTTCAACAGTATTTCTGGTGTTAGTACGATCTCGGTAGCGAGTTCCATTACTGTTGGAAACAATGTATCAATCGGAACTGATAGAGTTACTGCTACGACTTTTAGTGGTAATTTGACTGGTAATGTTACTGGAACTGTTAATTCTTCTGGCATTGCTACATTTTCTAATGGTCTTGTAGTTTCTGCCGGAACTACTGCTGCCCCATCTATAAGTCCAAGTGGGGACTCAAACACAGGAATATTCTTTCCATCACCTGATACCATTGCGTTTACTGAAGGTGGTGTTGAGTCATTAAGACTTGGAAGCACTGGTAATATTGGTATAGGAACTGATAATGTAAATCAAAAAATAACAATTCAAAATAGTGCTTCTTTAAATGAAATACAATTTAGAGGGAGCGAATACACTAATGTTTATTCAACTACGGATAATGGATTTGATATTGGTATCAATAATCCTTCAAGCACTGGATCTTTTCGTATTCTAACGGCAAATACCTCAAGATTTAGTGTAGATTCAAACGGTAGGATAACTACACCTTATCAACCAGTGTTCCACGCATATGGAGTTGGTAGTGGAACATATGCTACTGGAAACTATATAATTTTTCCATCTACATATGTTAACATTGGAAGTCATTATAATACAAGTAATGGAGTTTTTACCGCACCAGTAGCAGGAACTTATTTATTTTTCTGGTCAAATGTTGGAAATAATATATCTGATGTTTATAGATTTTTTATTCATAAAAATAATTCTTCTGTTAATACCCAACAGTTAAGATTGGATTCTACTGCTACTGGATCGGAATATCCTGTTAATGCAATTCAGCAGACAATACTGACTTTAAGTGCCAATGATACAATTAGAATATATTTTAGTTCTGATAGTGGAAATGTTTTTTATCCATCTACTAATTCTTCAACTGACAATTATCCAAATTTTGGTGGGTACTTAATAGGATAATAAATACTCAAAAAGACTTTATATGGATTATACAATTACCTTAACAGAAGCAGAAGATCTAGCACTTCAATATGTCGCCGCAGACCCACAAGACTGGATTGATAATGCTGCTACCAACAGAGCAAGAATTGCGATTGATGAAATCTGCGACCTTTATGTAAAACATAAGTTGGACAATAACCAACCAATCACTGCTACTAACAAACCTGATATGGTCTTAGCGGCATACGAAGAAGGTCTAGTCAAAACAGCAGCACAAAGAAACGAAGAAGCAGCAGCACAGTTACCTCAATAAATACCTAAAAAACCATAATGGCTTCTGAAATTCGTGTCAATCAAATACAAAACCGAAGTGGATTAAGCACCGTAACATTCAGTGATACTGGTGTGGTTCTTTCAGGTATCACAACGGTCGGTATTTTGAGTGCGACGAGTATCACTGGAAACTTAACGGGTAATGTAACTGGTCAAATATCTGGAATACAGACTAGTATTACGGTAGGTGATAAGTTTATTAATAGTACTGGTGTCGGTCTAGGCGCTACAACGACCACTGGACGTAATGCTGGTGTTGGAACTGCTGTTGGAACTATTATATACAATTCAACAGTGGGTATTGTAGAAGTTTATGACGGAACAACTTGGAAACCAACATCAGATAACTTTATTCAGGCAACGGGTGGTATTGTAACTTCTTATTATAGTGGTGGAGTTTTTTGGAAAGCGCATACGTTTACTGCATCTAATACTTTTAAAGTTTTAACTGCTCCTGCTAATAATAATACTGTCGAGTATCTTGTAGTTGGTGGTGGAGGCGGTGGAACTAATGGTGATAATGGTAATGGTGCAGGGGGAGGCGGCGGTGCAGGCGGTTTCAGAACTGGTATTGGTGTAACTGTTAGTAATTCTCCTGGAGCATATTCAATCATTGTTGGAGCAGGAGGTGCTCCACAAAATGTTCCTGGTAATAGTTCAACATTTAATTCGTCAAATGTTGGTTTTTCTGCTATCGTTTCTCTTGGTGGTGAGGGCATCCCTGGAGGCAGCCCTGGAGGCACATCTGGCGCATCAGGTGGTGGTGGATTTGGAAGAGGATTGCCCGCAGGAACAGGCACTCCTGGGCAAGGAAATCCTGGTGGTCAAGGTGCAGGCACTCTTGCTCCAACAACAGTTGGTGGAGGTGGAGGAGGAGGTGGTGGTGCAGGAGCACCTGGTGCAGGTGGTAGTCTTAATTTTGGTGGTGCAGGAGGAACTGGACTACCTTCATCTATTTCCGGAACAGCAGTCTTTTATGCCGGCGGCGGCGGCGGCGGTGGTCAACAAGTAGCAAGCGGACAACCTGGTCCTGCTGGAACTGGTGGAGCAGGTGGATCTGGTGGTGGAGCTACTGGTGGTCCAGGTGCTTCGTCTCCATCTAGTGCTTCCGCCTCTGCAACAGCAAACACTGGCGGCGGCGGCGGAGGAGGAGGGGCACAACCATCTCCAGGATCAGGTTCTGCTGGCGGTTCCGGTATCGTCATCCTCCGTTATCAGGTCGGTCAACAGTCAGTCAAAGCGACTGGTGGAACAGTTTCATATGCTGATGGTAAGACTATTCACACCTTTACTTCATCAGCGACCTTTACAGTCACCGATCCTTCTTTAAGTTCCGTTGACTACCTTGTAGTTGGCGGTGGCGGCGGAGGTGGCGCTCGTTTTGCCGGCGGCGGTGGAGCTGGCGGAATGAGAACAGGAAGTGGTTTTTCCGTATCTCCTGGTTCATATTCAATCACTGTTGGATCTGGCGGAGGGGGTGGCGCTGTAACTGGAGGAACAGGTGCTGGTGGTGCCTCAGATGGATCTCCTGGAAGTGCTTCTATATTTTCAACAATAACATCACAAGGTGGTGGTGGAGGTGGAGCAGGAGATAATAACGCAGGTAAAAATGGTGGATCTGGTGGTGGAGGCGCTGCTCGTTTCCAAAGCACTGCGGGAACTGGAAATAGAGGTGATGGAACTAATCAACCCACGGCAACAACTGTCCCATCGCAAGGCAATAATGGTGGATTCTGTCCACCAGGAGCATCACCCGGATCACCATCAGCTTCTCCATATGTTGGATCTGGTGGTGGAGGTGCTGGTGGTTCTGGAAGTAACCCACCTGCTGGTGGAATTGGTGGATCTGGTTTAGCATCTAGTATTAATGGTTCTTCAATAACATATGCCGGTGGTGGAGGTGGAGGAGGATCTGCTGATGGTGCAAATTCATCACCCACTAGTGGAGGTGCTGGGGGATCTGGTGGAGGTGGCGCTGGTGGACCAACAACTGGGGTAGCATCCAATGGAAATGTTAATCTCGGTGGTGGAGGTGGTGGTGGCGCGTATGTTGGTCCACCTGTTACTCCAACAGGAAGTCAACAAGGAGCTAACGGTGGTTCCGGTATCGTCATCATCGCTTACCCATCATAAAATCCCACTTCTTGTGGTATAATATATAATAAAACTGAAACACATTATTCTTTTATGGCGTTCCTCACGACGTGGTACACGACTGACCTACCAAAAGATATTATAGAAATTCTTGAAGAAGATATCAAGAAGTTCGATCCCATCGCACAAGAGTCCAGACTTCACGGAGACGCAGTAGATAAAGTCATCCGTGATAGCAAGAATGCCTGGATTCCGACTTCTCATTGGATTGGTGGTTTCATCTGGCATTATATTCAGAGAACCAACAGAGAAAACTTTCTGTATGACCTGACTGCGATTGATGGTGAAAGTATTCAATACACTCAATATGGTGCTGGACAGTTTTATGACTGGCACATTGATGCGGGTATTGATACTGCTTATAAACCTCAACAAATCGTCAGTTCAGGCACCAATATCGCACAAGATCTTCTCACGGTTCAAGGTGAGTATGTGAGAAAACTTTCATTCTCACTTCAACTATCAGACCCAGAGGACTATACTGGTGGCGAAGTTCAGTTTATGGATAACGGACGTAAGACCTATTTTGCTCCCAAGCAGAGGGGCACTTTGATTATGTTTGACTCACGCACTCCTCACCGAGTTCGTAAAGTCAAGTCTGGCCTCAGAAAAAGTTTAGTCGGCTGGGTTTGCGGTCCGAGGTGGAAATGATGAACCTCGTTTGAGATATAAATACTTATATCATTTAGCAGTATTATGAGACATCATTACGTCTATTACTCTTACGAAGATTTTGGTAGGGGATATATCGGAAGTAGAACTTGCGACTGTCTTCCAGAGGAAGATAGGTACTTTGGTTCTTTTTATGATAAAACTTTTAACCCTACCAATAAAATTATTTTAGAAGTATTTGATACAAGAGAAGAGGCATTAGATGCTGAAATTAAGTTACATCAGTTTTATGATGTGGCAAGAAACGCTCATTTTGCGAATCAATCTAAACAAACTTCTACTGGGTTTTCTGCCGAAGGAGTTGTTCGTTCTGACGAATATAAAAAAAAGATGAGTGAGAGACTTAAAGGTAGAGAAATTAAACCAGAGTGGATAGAAAAAACTCTACAAAAGAGACGGTCTTACGATGGGGAACAAAATCCTTTTTATGGAAAAACGCATACAGAAGAAACTAAAGAACTTCTAAAAGAACGGACAACAGAAACTTGGAAAAATCAACCACATCCTTGGATTGGTAAAAAGCATTCAGAAGAAAGTAAAAAGAAAATGAGTGAATCTCGCAAGGGTGAAAAAAATTATTTTTATGGAAAGTCTCCTAGTGAAGAAACTAGAAGAAAACAAAGTGAAGCAAGAAAACTCTGGTGGGAACGCAAAAAACAACAACAAAATGAGGAGGTATAACAATGAAAGAATATAAGTCCACAGGCGGTGTCTATGAGGAAGGGTATCAACGTTGTGCGATGCCTCCTCGTAAGATGTCCAAGAACGAGTCCTTTGAGAAGAACGGATACTTATTCATTCCAGGTCTCATTGCCGACCCACAAAACTTAAAGGTTGATGTGCCGACTGAAAGGGGGCAAATAACTTATTATAATAACCGAATGGACAAGTATGATTACTGTCCTGATGAGAAGCAAGTCAATGGTTCACTTGCTCGTTATAATATCCCGACCTATCGTGAACTACACTTTCTGGTTAAGAAAGAAATAGAGAAGCGTCTTGAAATGGACCTTCACCCAACTTATTTCTATGACCGTTTTTATTTTGTTGGTCAACAGTTAAAGCGTCATAGTGACCGTCCTGCTTGTGAAGTGAGTGTGACCCTTCAAATCAGTTCTAATCATCCTGACAATCCTTGGCCCATTTGGTTTGAGCGTCCTGATGGTTCTGAAAGTTATGTGCTGATGAACGATGGTGACGCAGCGGTTTATAAGGGGTGTGAAAGAGAACACTGGCGTGACCCACTTCCTTCAAGGTATAATAGGGCACAAAGGTTATGGAGAAAGGTGAGAAAGTTGCCTGATGATACTTACCACCATCAGATATTTTTACATTATGTAAACGCCAATGGTCCTTTCTGTCACTGTGCTTTTGACGCAGTTCGCTGAATGATACATCCCCTATTCTTCGTACCAATCTACCGTTATGAGGTAGAAGACTGGTCCAGAAAAAAGGCGGCACTGTATAAAAAGATTGAAAGAAAAAACTTTGAGAAGAAAGGTCTTCAACACTTTTATACAGACCGCCAGAAGGACGGTAGAAGTTATGCTCTGGACTTTGATATGCTCTTCAATGAGGAACTGAAAAAGTTTTGTGAAGAGTCTGGTGTTTCGGAGTATCAAATCACCGATATCTGGACGATTAAATATAAGAAAGAAGACTATCAGACCGTTCATAATCATCGTAGTCACGGTTACAGTGGAATTTTATATGTTGAGTATGATGAGAAAGTTCATAAACCAACAGTCTTTGTTGGTCCCTGGAACGATCCTGTAAGTGATACCACACAACTTGCTTTTGCTCCTGATGCGAAAGAAGGTGTAATGTATATTGTTCCCAGTGTGCTTTTACATTACGCACAGTCAAACGCAAGCAATAAAGAGCGTGTTGTGACTTCTTGGGATATGTTAGTGCGATAAATAAAGAAAAAGTAGTCGGTTAATAATGGCATTTACCAAGATTGCTGCCGCTGGTATTGGAAGCACTGGGACAGTTACTTTACAAAACATTGTAGTCACTGGAAGTATCGATACTCCCAATATTACTGGTGCGGCATCAACAGCAAATGTAAGAACGAATAGTCTTGTTGTTAGTGGTGTTACAACTTCTTCTAGTGGTTTTGTAGGGAATCTAACAGGAAATGTAACAGGAAACGCAACGGGGTTAAGCGGAACACCCAACATTACTGTCGGCACTATCACTGCTGCGAGTGCATCTTTTAGTGGAAACATTAGTGTTGCTGGAACAGTGACCTATGAAGATGTAACTAACGTTGATTCTGTTGGTGTTATTACCGCACGAAGCGGTCTTGTAGTTGGTGCTGGTGCTTCTGTTGTTGGAGTTGTAACAGCGACTGGTGGATTTAGTGGTAATGTAACTGGTAATGTAAATGCTACTGGACTCTCTACATTTTCTGGTGGTATTCAAGTTGGTGCTACAACAAGTATTATTGTTGGACAAAGTTTTATAAGAAATAATCAAATTGGTCTAGGTCAAACAACAACAACTGGTAGAAATGCTGGTGTTGGAACTGCGACTGGAACTTTGGTTTATAATGATACCACAACATCAATTGAAGGATATTTTGGACCTATTTTGGGATGGCAAACAATTAAGTCAGCATTTAGTGCTAGTGGAGGGACAATAATTCCTTCTACTGTATCAAATAATGGATATACTTATCATGTATTTGCATCAAGTCCTGCGAGCTTTGTTGTTACTGGAAGTAACACAGTTGAAGTTTTGTGTGTCGGTGGCGGAGGTGGGGGAGGAAATGGTGCTCCAAGCTTTGATGGCAACGGCGGCGGCGGCGCTGGCGCTTTAGTATATTCAACTTCGGTTTTAGTTTCAAATGCAACGTATCCAGTAACAATTGGTGCTGGAGGCGCTGGTGGGCCTGCAGTGGCTGGCTCAAGAGGAACTACTGGAGGTTCTTCTTCTCTTGGAGGTTTAGTAACGGCTCCTGGAGGAGGCGGTGGTGGATCAGACAGTGGAAATCAACCAGGAGGACCTGGTGGATCGGGTGGTGGTGCTGGATGTGGTGGACCTACAGTACAATTTGCTGGTCCAGCAACTGGATCACCTGGTGGAACTGCTGGAAATGCTTCACCGCCAGCTGGGTGGGGAAATCCTGGCGGGTCCGCTGCCGGCGGAGCTGGACCTGGTGGTCCTGGCGGCGGCGGTGGCGGCGCTGGAGCTGCAGGAACAAATGGTGCTGGTCCAAATGGCACTCCTTCTCCAGGAGGTGCTGGATTATCATACTCCACATTTAGTTCCTTGTTAATTGGTCCTGCTGTCCCTTCCCCAACATCATCTGCGATTGGACCTACTGGTCTATATGCTGGCGGTGGTGGTGGTTCTATTTGGAGTCCTGGACCAGGCGGTAGTGGTGGACCTGGCGGCGGCGGCGCTGGTGGTGCTAGAGTTGCAGGACCAACTAGTGGTTCTAATGCAGTTGCAAATACTGGTGGCGGAGGTGGTGCTGGGGTTGCTGGTGGATCGGCAGGGCAAGGTGGTAGTGGAATAGTGGTTATTAGATATAGAGTTTGATAGTGTCACTTACCCTTCATAATACATAAATAAAAACATACCATTCATTTATTATATTCACGAATAAAGACTTATGGCACACTTTGCTCAACTAGACGAAAACAACGTCGTCACACAAGTTATCGTAGTAGATAACAAAGATATTACCGATCCTCACACTGGCGAAGAGGATGAGATTCTAGGTATTGCTTTCTGTAAGAAGCTTCTGGGTGGTAAGTGGGTTCAGACCTCCTACAACAGCAGCATCAGAAAGCGTTATGCTGGCGTTGGTTACTCATACAATGCTGGACTGGATGCCTTCGTCGCACCAAAGCCTTTTGAGTCTTGGGTTTTGAACAACGAAACTGCCGACTGGGAATCGCCAGTTGGACCTGCTCCTGAACTTACTGCAGAGCAAGTGGAAGCAGGTTCAAGATACCAGTGGGACGAAGAGAACGGTGAGTGGGATCTCGTTACCCCTGAGCCTGCTGCCGAATAATAACTTATATTAGGAGACTACTGAAATGAATATTCGTTTGCCTGGTGTTGATACCGCTATTAAATATCTTCGTCCTGATGCTAAGTTTGACTTATATAATAGGACTTTTACAAGGTGGGAATGTCCAAATGGATCTGAACCACCTGAATGGGAAGAAGTAGAAGCGCAAATTCAAAAGGATGTAGAAACTTATAATTACTACCTCTATGCCCGTAATCGTGAAACGGAGTATGGAGATTGGAAAGACCAACTGAACCTTCTCTTTGATGATATCAAGTCTGGTAATTTGGAGAATGGTAAATGGGTTCAGATGGTAGAGGCAGTAAAAGCAAGACATCCAAAACCAGAAGGACAACCACCGCAGTAAAAATAAATGGCACTTGACCGTCTTACACAAATCACCAGTTCTGGTATTTCAAGCACCGCACCTTTGACGGGCATTAATATCACTGGTGTGATTACTGCGACTTCGATCACAGCACCAAACTACGGGAATGTCAATTCCACAGCACTAAATGTATCAGGCGTCTCCACATTCCAAAGTAATGTGAATCTTGGTGATAATGATAAAATTCTTTTAGGTGATAGTAATGATCTGCAGATTTATCACGATGGGTCCAACAGTATAATTAGTGATTCTGGAACTGGAAATTTAGCTATTGCTGGAAGTAATGGCATAATATTATACAATGCTGCTTTTAGTGAATTACTTGCCGTATTTAATACAAATGGAGCAGCAGAACTTTATTATGATAACTCAAAAGAACTGGAAACCACAGGATACGGTGCGACTGTCTTTGGAGTTTTACAGTCACAAGGACTTCAATCTTCTGGTATCATTACTGCGACTAATGGAGTTCAAGTTGGTTCAGCTTCAAGTATCACTGTTGGAAATGCGTTTATAAGAAATAATTTGGTTGGTTTAGGAACCACAAGCACCACTGGTAGAAATGCTGGCATCAATACTGCAACTGGAACTATAATTTACAATGCGACAGAAGGGGCAGTTCAAGTTTACAATGGAAATATTCAGGGATGGGCAAATGTTGGATCGCCTTATATTCAGGCAACAGGTGGAACTATAAGTGAATATGAACTAAATGGTGCTTTTTATAGAGCACATCGTTTCACTTCTTCTGGAACATTTAACGTTACTTCTTCTAGAACAGACGCAGTTATTGAATATTTGGTAGTCGCTGGCGGCGGTGGTGGCGGTGCTGGTCCCTCTGGAGGTGGTGGCGGAGGTGGTGCTGGTGGTTTATTGTACAACTCTTCATATCCAATTACACCAGGTTCTTATTCAGTTACAATTGGTAGTGGTGGTGCAGGACTCCCAGCAGCAGGAACACCAAATGATGGAACTCCATCAACAATATCAAGACCTGATATAACAACTATTACTGCAATTAGTGGCGGTGGTGGAGGAGAATTTTCACCTTCAGCACCAGCAGCTGCTGGACATCCTGGAGGTTCTGGCGGCGGCGGCGGCGCAGTTGCTACGATTCCATCTATTGGTGGTGGTTCTGGAACTTCTGGTCAAGGAAATCCTGGTGGATATGGTCAACATAATCCATCCGTTTATGCTGCTTTTGGAGGTGGTGGCGGAGCAGGAAGACAAGGTAATCCAATGGGAACTTCTGGTCCTGGTCCATCTACATATGGTGGCGTTGGTGGTGACGGATTATCATATAGTCTTACAGGAACATCAGTGACTTATGCAGGTGGCGGTGGTGGTGGAGCAAATGTAGCAGGTCAAGGGGGATCTGGTGGACCTGGTGGAGGTGGTAGTGGTGGATCACCAGCAGGAGCAGGAAATGATGGAACTGCTAACACAGGTGGGGGCGGTGGTGGAGCATCACATGCATCTCCTAATGTTTCAAAGTCTGGTGCATCTGGTGTTGTTGTAATTCGATATCAACAAGGTTTAATCGCAGCAAAAGCAAGTGGCGGTACAGTTTCATATTCTCCAACAAAAACAATTCATACATTTTTAGGTTCTGGCACCTTTAGCATATTAAGCCCATCTTTAACTTCTATTGATTATTTGGTTATCGCTGGTGGCGGCGGTGGCGGGGGTACTATTTCTGGTGGTGGTGGGGCAGGAGCAATTCAATATGCGACTTCGGCACCAGTTTCAGCATCTCCAGGACAATACACCGTAACAGTTGGTGGAGGTGGGCAAGGTGGAAATGGAGATATGGGCATTCAGGCGACGAATGGATCAAATAGTTCTTTATCACTTTCAACTACAGTAACTGCTACTGGTGGTGGAGCAGGTTCTCCAAACTATGGAAGTACAGGTCTTCCTGGTGGTTGTGGTGGTGGAGGCGGTAGAGCTCCTGGACCTGGTGGACCAATTCAACCAGGAGGAACTGGATCAGGTGCCACTGGTGGTGCTCCTGTAACTGCCTCCCCACCGTTAGGATGGGGAAATCCTGGTGGAACTGGAAGCAATAGTGGCGGTGGAGATGGTTATGGTTCAGGCGGTGGCGGCGGCGGCGCTGGCAATGCCGGAAGTAATGCTTCTGGTGGAACTGGTGGAAATGGTGGAAGTGGTCTTGCTTTTACCATTTCTGGCACAACATTAACTTATTCTGGCGGCGGTGGTGGTGGAGCTTATAACGGAACTGGTGGCACCGGTGGCGGCGGTGGTGGTGGAAATGGATCTACAGGTTCTGGAACACTTGCTACAGTAGGTCAAGCAAACACCGGTGGCGGCGGGGGCGCTGGAGGATATCCATACTATAGAAGTGGTGGAACTGGTGGTTCCGGTATCGTCATCATCTCCTACCCATCATAAATATCTAAAAAACCATAATGGCATATATTGGTAGACAATTAGACGCTGGAAATTATCTCAAACTGGATGATATCTCATCACAGTTTAATGGGTCTACCGTAAGATTCAACTTAACCTCTGGTGGAAATCCATACTATCCTGGATCACCATTTTCAATTCTGGTATCTCTTGGTGGTGTTATACAAGAACCATCATCAGCATATGAGATTGATGAAAACCAAATCATCTTCGCAGCAGCACCACAATCAACTGATGACTTCTTTTGCATTTCTCTTGGAGTTGCACTAGGTGTTGGTGTTCCTGCTGATGGATCAGTTACCTTTGCAAAACTAGCACCTTCAGCAAGAGGAGTTGGTATTCAGTCTGGCGGCGTCAACATTGGAGTTGGTGTTACTCAACTTAACTTTATTGGTTTTGGAAATACTTTTGCCTATAATTCATCAACCAATTCTATTGATGTAAGTATTTCTGGAAATGCTGGCGCGGGTGGAACATTCAGTGCCAATGCTGTTGGTGTTCATACCACAAAGATTCTTGGAATCAATACCACAACTATTGCTGGTGCTGCTAACTCTGAAGGAGCAATTCAGGCAGTTGGTAACATTGCTCTTGTAGATGGTGCCATTTTAACAGATCAAAATATTGATTCAAATCTTTTTATTCCATCAGGTAAAAACGGTCTTGTAATTGGTCCCGTAACAGTTGGACTTGGTATTACAATTGACGTTGCAACTGGTTCCGTTTTAGTCGTAGTCTAAATATTCAAAAGGTGATATAAAGGAATGAGCACTCTCCGCGTTAGTAATATAGAAGCAAAGGCAGATGCTTCAAGTCCTACTATTGATGAGAAGGTTAAAGTTACCAACTCGCAGGGAAGAGTTCTGGTACAGATTGATGGTAAGACTGTTGGTATTACCACGGTAGGAATTAACACAACGGGCAATACATTTACTGTTGATCCAAATGGTAATATTCAGTTTGTAGGTGTCATTACTGCTGCGAACGTTAATACCACTGGTGTTTCTACTTTTACAAGATTAAATGTTGGAACTGGTGGAACAGTTATTACTACAACTGCTACTGGTTTTATTGGATTGGGAACTAATAATCCATTAAACAAAACTCATATTGGAGTAAGTGATCCAACATCTCTTGGCACTTCATCCGATGGTATAAGAATTAGTGATGGAACTAGAAACGTCCAATTATCAAGAACAGGTTCTTCTTATAGTTATGGCGGTATAACTGGAACTGGAAGTTTAATTTATTCTTACGATACATTATCCTTACAAGCAGATACCAGCAATCCAATTATATTTTCTACTGGTGCAAATGAAAGAGCAAGAATTGATAGCTCTGGAAACCTAAAACTTTCAGCAGCGGGGACAAAAGTATTAAATAGTTCTGGCAATCCAATTCTTCAACAAACTGGAAGTATTCTTCAAGTAATTTGGAAAGATTTGGGTTCTTCATCTTTTACTGCTACTTCCACTTCTTCAACATATAGAGCCACTGGTTTTACAAATACTATTACACCAAGTGCATCTACTAGTAAGATACTTCACACTGTAACTATCGGATGTCAATTTATTTGTGATGGAAATATAGCAATTGCTAGAGGTGGAACTGTAGTTTCTCCAAGTTTAATGGACTCTTATAGAGATGGTATTACTGCTTCATATACAAATGATATGCCCGCATATACTTTTACTTGGTTAGACAGTCCAGCGACGACATCATTGATTAGTTATGAATTGTATTGTAGGGCAACAGGATGTGGTGGAGTTATGTTTGTTGGATCAGCAGGAGATTTTAATTCTTCTTGGACTTTAATGGAGGTAGCAGCGTAATGAAAAAAATAACAATTCACCAAGCAATTGATTCTTTATTACCTGGTGCGGAATTTTCAATAAGAGACGATGATTATAACACTATTGACTGGTGGGACGAAGTATATCAACAACCAACAGAAGAGGAAGTAGAAGCAGAAATAGCAAGACTTCAAACAGAATATAGTCAGCAAGAATATCAAAGATTAAGAGCACCAGAATATCCAGACTTGAAAGAACTTGCTGATGCTTTGTATTGGTCTTCAAAAGGCGATAATACAAAACTTGATGAGTATTATGCTAAATGTGAAGCAGTTAAATTAAAGTATCCTAAACCAAAACAATAAATACCTAAAAAACTCCAATGAGCATTCTGAATGTCAATACAATAAAACCAGTTGGAACAGGTCAGACTGTCACGGTGAGTGCTACTGACTTCAAAATTGGTACAACTACTTTGAGTTCTGGTGGTAGTGGGACTTTCGTTGGTAACGTTACTGGTAATATTACTGGCAATGTTACTGGTAATGTAACTGGCAATGTTACTGGTAATGTAACTGGCAATGTTGCTGGTAATATCAATTCAATAGGTATTAGTACTTTAACAACAATTAGAGGGAGTGATAATACCATTACAGTTCCAACTGGACATAAACTAGTTGGCACGGATACTGGAAGTCTTTATGCTCCCGGAACACTTGTACAGTATAGTGAATATAGAGTCCCATCAGTCAATGATGTTTATGTCACTATTAGTGAAGATGTAATTTACAATACTCCTGTTACAGTTTCAATTACTCCAAAATTTTCAAATAGTAGATTAATCATTCACGCAGAGTGTCAGACGAGAATTATTCCATCTGAAGGAATATCCGCAATGATTAAAAGAGATGGTTCAGCAATAAATGGAAGTTATCAAAGAAATTCCTTATTCTTTGCTTATAAAGGAGATGAGGTGAATCACCATTATCAAGTTCACTGTAATACTTCCGTGGTGTCTAACTCAACCAATTCAACAACATTTTTATTATCCATACAACCTTATGGCGGATCTGGTGAGTTTAACTATGGTTGGGGAAATAATTACATACAAGTATGGGAGGTGGCACAATGACCTATAATCGTTCTATTGGTGTTGTAGAAGCACTACGAAATTTAGTTCCTGGTACAAAATGGATAGTTAAAAACAATACTTATGAAGGTTTAGATTGGTTGGATGAAGAGGAAGAATGTCCAACGAGAGAGGAAATTGAATTAGAAATTGCTAGACTTCAAGAAGAATATGCTGCAAAAGAATACCAACGCCAAAGAGCACCAGAGTATCCAGATATCAAAGACCAACTTGATGCGATTTGGAAAGGTGGAGATGCCTATGAAGAAATGCTCACAAGAGTAATGGAAGTCAAAGCAAAATATCCAAAACCAGAATAAATATTCAAAAAACCAATGAGCACACTCAAAGCCAATATTATTGATTCAACTTCCACAACAACGGAGTTCAAAGAAACCATCACTGCAAATGGTGATAAGCAATGGGTGGATACTTATGGAGTGATTAAAACCAATCGTGATACCATTGCTGAAAATGTGATCATTCCCGCAGGAACCAATGGTCTTTCTTCTGGTCCCATTACAGTTCAACCTGGATATGAAGTTACAGTAAATGGAGAGTGGGTAATTGTATGACTCGCATCTACGTTCAAAACATTCGCTCTCAAACTGGTAGCACAGTTGATTTTAAAGATCCAATCAGCGTCAATGGTGCTTCACAATGGGTTGATAGTTATGGTGTGATTAAAACAAATAAAAATACTATTGATGAGAACGTGACGATACCATTGGGAACTAACGGAGTCACTGCCGGAACAGTGACAGTCGGTGCTGGTTACACCGTCACAGTACAAGGAGTTTGGACAATCGTATGACTAGCAGAATTATAGTTAATAATATTCAATCTGATACTGGTGTCTCTACTGTAACAATTAGTAGTCCAGTAACTCTTAGTGGTGGCATTACTGGTGGTGGTTTTGCTGTTGGCACCGGTGCTTCCATTGCTTCTCCTGCGACTAATATACTGACCATAGGTACTAATAATACCGAAAGAATAAGAGTAGGTGCTGCTGGATCTATTGGTATAGGGACTGATAATCCGACTAAATTTATTGATATAACTGGTGTTCATTCCGGAATTAATACCACCGGAAGATTTGTAATGAGTCCTCATGCCGCTGGATGGGACACTGGTGTAACTTCTGGCAATATACATCACCACTATATTGATAATTTTAGATTATATTCTGGGCAGATTGGATCTGGGACAGAAAGATTTAAGGTTGATAGTAATGGATATATGTCTGTCCTATATCAACCTGCATTCAGAGCAACAGCTACTACATCTGTAACTATTACATCAGCACAAAGATTACCGTATAATTCCACCTCTGATAGTGGTGGTTTTGATAACACAAACTCATATAATACTTCAACTTATGCCTTTACTGCACCAGTCGGTGGAGTTTATTTTTTCCAAGCCTCAACATATACTGATGCAAATACAGAATCAATGTGGGATATAAGAGTAAATGGAAATATTCGCCAAAGGGCAGAGTTAAGACAAACTGCAGGAGATGATATTGGAGAAAATACTATCATTAATGCATCATGTATTGTAAGTTTAGCAACAAATGATGTAGTTGATATTTATTGGGCATCAAATAGTGTTCAATTAATTTCAGGTAGTGGTTTTATTTCATTTTCAGGCGCCAAAATATCATAATAAATACCACTAAATACTTCAAAACAATTTACATATAAGTATGGACTATACAATTACTTTAACGGAAGCAGAAGACCTAGCACTTCAATACGTCGCTGCTGATCCTCAGGACTGGATTGATAATGCAGCAACCAATCGTGCTCGCATTGCGATTGACGAAATCTGCGACCTTTACGTCAAGCATAAGTTAGATAATAACGAAGCAATCACTGCTACTAACAAACCAGATATGGTTTTGGCAGCTTATGAAGAAGGTTTAGTCAAGACAGCAGCACAAAGAAACGAAGAGGCAGCAGCAGCGTCAGCAGCACTCGCTGGTTGATAATACAAAGGAGTTTATAAATGGCTAGCAGTCTCCGAGTTAATGCTATCGTTCCTGCGAGTGGAACTAACGTCGCTATCGGGACTGCTGGTGGAACTATTACTTATTCTGCGAGTGTCTCTGGGATTTCTACTTTTACAACTTTAAATGCTACAAGTATTGTAGGTGTAACAACTGCTGGTATTACTACTGCTTATATTGGTTCTATTAATGATGGTCCCCTTTCTGGTGCCCGGAATAGAATAATTAACGGAGATATGAGGTTAGATCAGAGAAATAATGGAGCGAGTGTTTCAGTTACTGGTGATGGATTTGGTAATAGACAATTTCCAGTAGATAGATTTAACATTCAAAAAAACTCAACGTGTGTTATTTCTGGTATTCAAACATCTGACGTACCAACTGGTCAAGGTTTTTCAAATGCTTTAAGAGCACAAGTCACCACCGCCGATGCCACTATTGCTGCTGGTGATTACGCTTCTATTAGTCATAGATTTGAGGGATATAACGTTGCCGATTTACACTATGGAACTACCAATGCTAAAACAGCAACTTTATCTTTCTGGGTAAAATCTAGTATATCGGGGACATATTGTGTCGCACTTACAAACTATGCCGACAGTCGTGCTATTCCAATAAATTATTCAATTAACTCTCCCGATACTTGGGAGTATAAAACCATTATTATTAGTGGAGATACTACTGGAACTTGGGAAAAGACCAACTCTGGTGGTATGAATATGTCGTGGACACTAGGTGCTGGTACAGACTATCAGGCAACAAATAATACATGGACAGGAAGTGTAGAATTAGCAACATCATCACAAACTCAGTGGATTTCAACTCTTAATGCTACCTTTTTTATCACAGGAGTTCAATTAGAATCCGGTACAGTTGCGACCCCGTTTGAGAGAAGAAGTTTTGGGCAAGAGTTAGCATTATGTGAAAGATACTATCAAATAAAAGAATATAATGGGGGAACAGTTAATATGTATCCTGGTTCAACTAATGGTTATTTTAGCATACCTCTTTCTCCATTAATGAGAACTGGTCCATCCGTAGTTACTTATGATACAGCATATCAAGCTTCTGGATTTATATATTATAATGGGGGCAGTACTGCTGTAACTTATGGTAATAATCAAGCTCCAACAGTGGGTGCCGTTTCATCTGTAGCTTCTAGAACATCCGGAAACTTTTCTACTGGTGAAGTGTGTGGTCATACTTACGTTCGCATTAGAGCTTCTGCCGAATTATAAGGAGATAAAGTTATGAATTTTAAATTAAATCAAGATAGGTCATCTGCAAATAAAATAGGAACAGACGAATGGCACAATGTCGAGACCTCAACAGAATATCTTCTCTGGTTAGAAGAAGGCAATGAACCTCTTCCACCAGACCCAATTACTGAACCAGAATCTTTAACTCCACAACAGAAGTTAGAGGCAGCAGGACTCTCAATAGAAGAACTCAAAGAACTGTTGGGTCTATAAATATCTAAAAACTCATATAAATGTCTGATATAAGATTCAATCGTTGGTTACATCAATCTGGTACTGGCGGAGTCTATCAAGATTCCACTGGTAGAGTCGGTATCGGAACGTCAGTACCAACGAGTGCTTTGGATGTTCAGTCAGGGACGATTAAGATTGGTAATAATACTTTAAGTTCTTCTGGGGTTTCTACTTTTACATCAGTAACTGCCACTACTGTAACTGCTACAAGCATTACAAATACTGGTGTTACAACCGTTGCTGCCGGTAGCACTTCAGCTCCATCTATAAGTCCAACAGGTGACAGTAATACCGGTATATTCTTTCCTTCTGCTGATACCATAGCGTTTGGTGAAGGTGGTGTAGAAGCAGCTAGGTTTGATAGTAATGGTCGTCTGGGTATAGGAACAATAAGTGCTGTAAAAACACTTGACGTAAGAGGTGAAGCAACTTTTGGTGCTGGAGTAACAGTATCAGATTTAAATTGGGGTAAGGACGCTAATCAATTAGTTTATACTTTTTCAGGAACTGCTTCTGGAACTAATCCTGCTGACGGTTGTTTAGCACTTGTAAATCCAAATGCAAATCCAAGTGCATCAAGAATTGGTTCGATTGTTTTTGGAAATAAAGTATCTGGAACCAATCTAACAGGCAATCCTGGTATTAAGGCAGTTATTGAGTCTTATACAAATACTAATGTTGGAAATGCTGCAGATACTGGTGGATATTTGAGATTTCAAGTCAAACCTGATAATGGTGAATTGGGAGTTCAAATGCAATTGAACTCTAATGGAAATTTATTATTTAACTCTGGATATGGTTCAGTAGCAACGGCTTATGGATGTCGTGTTTGGGTGAACTTTGATGGAACAAGTGGATCTATTCGTGGTAGTGCTAATGTAACCAGTGTAACTAGAAATAGTACTGGAAATTATACAATCAATTTTTCAAGTTCTATGCCAGATTCTAACTATTGTCCAACGGTCTCCATCTCTCAAGGTGGTGGGCAAGGATTAGTTCATCAGGTTGGACAAGGTGGACCAAACCTAAACTCTGGAAATTATTCAGCATTTGGAACTGGTTCACTAAAAATTGTGACTGGTAACCCATCTAGTAGTGTTCCTTTTGATGTTAATAGTTGTAATGTAGCAATTTTCCGTTAATTTATAAATATTCACAAGTCTTAAAATAATTATGGCACAATTAATTCTTATGCATAATGATTTTGGTGGAGTTGCAGTAGGATACCCAACACCAGAAGCACTTGAAAATTATACAATCACTGAAATTGCTCTTAAGGATACTCCAACTGGGCAACCTTTTTGGATTGTAAATGAAGAAGAAGTATCAAATGACTATACATTTTTTAATGCTTGGGAACTTGATGTAGAAGAACTTGGAGAACCGACAGGATACGGTATGGACTATGAAGACTGGGTACTGGAGTACAAGAAATGATCAAGATTAACGTAGATAAAGCAAAAGAAATCCAAAAAGATAAGATGAGAGCGGTGAGAAAACCACTTCTAGAAAAACTGGATGTGGATTTTGTAAGAGCACTTGAATTTGGTACTGATACTGAAGAAATTAAGACTCAAAAACAAGCACTTCGTGATGCAACCAATATTGTTACTGAAGCAGAAATAACTGGAACAACCGTTGATGAGATCACAACAGAACTCAAAGAAGTTTGGAATGAGAGTCTTTTAGGTCCTAAACCTTAATTAAGTTATAACTTATCTTCAACGGCAACAAACCTAGTCTACTTATAAAAACACACTTCGTCAACCGGTTGACAACCTTTTGAATTTCCTTTATAATATTCAAGTCTTCAATATCCTTGTAACTTTGGGAATGAAGACCACTTCTCTGTGGTGGGAGAGGTGAGTTGGTGGTATAATAAGGAGGGTTTTTATACCCTCCTTTTTTCTATTATAAATTAATATAAAAATTATAACAAATTATGAACTTTACTGTATATTCTAAAGAGGATTGCCCATACTGCTATAAAGTCAAACAAGTTCTTGAGTTGACAGGAAGTAACTTTGTAGTATATAATCTCAATGAGCATTTTACCAGAGATGAGTTTTATGCCGAGTTTGGCGAAGGCTCTACTTTCCCACAAGTTATTTGTGATGAACAAAAATTAGGAGGATCAGTTGACACAATCAAATTCCTCAAGGAAAAACAAATCATCAAATCTTGACCTAAATAAAAAGGAAGACCACTTTAATCGTGGTGTTGAACTTATACTTAATGGAGGCAAAAGAAAGCAGACTCAACCGTTTCACATCATCTTTGAGAAGATGGTTTGCTTTCTAAATCGGGAGGTAACCATCTATTTTGAGTTTTCCTTTATATCAAGGAAGAAAAAGTAGTTTCCCGGAGCAAACACATGTTAGCAATCAGTTTAGTATTCGGTTCTTTTCTAACAGTATTGTTTCTGATTGTGGGAGTAATGCTTGGTTGGGTTGCCAGAGAATACATGATGAATCACCAAGAAGGTCCAAAACAAATTGCATACCATCCAGAGTTTTATGATAAGGATGGTGAGTTAATCGATCAAGAAATCGTATCAGTACGATTTGAGCAAGGATACTTTGAAGATGAGTTTGAAGTAGAGGAAGACGAAGAATAGTCAATAAATAACTTTAACATTATTCAACATTTTGTTCATCATATGACTACGACAACTAAAGCAAAAACACCCGTTAAAAAGACCACTTCAAAGGCAACTACTGCTAGAGTTACTGCAACTCCAAGTTTGCCAAACAACCCGTTTGTCTTTGAAGTATTAGATATTGTATCAAGACAAAAAACAAATTCCAAGAAGGTAGAAATTCTTAGAAAGTATGAGCATGTCGCATTGAAATCAATCTTTATTTGGAATTTTGATGAATCAGTAATTTCAATGCTTCCAGAAGGTGCGGTGCCATATTCTGGATACTCAGACCAAACTTCTTACAGCGGGTCTCTTACAACGAAGATTTCTGAAGAAGTTCGTAAGATGCACGAAACTGGATCTTTTTCAATCGGATCGAGTGATAAGCAAGGGCATACCACAATTAGTAGAGAATACAAAAACTTTTATCATTTCATCAAAGGTGGTAATGATTCGTTGAATAATATTCGTCGTGAGACAATGTTTATTAATATCCTTGAAGGTCTTCATCCTCTTGAAGCAGAAATTCTTTGCCTGGTGAAAGATAAAAAGTTGAATACAAAATATAATCTTACAAAAGAAATTGTTGCTGAAGCGTATTCAGACATTCAGTGGGGCGGTAGAAGTTAATCTAAATTTTTGAAGTTATTATCATGGAAAAAAATCTTATAGAAAAACCAAAGATGCCATCAGATAAAGGAGAGGCGCCCAATAAAGATTTAAACCATGCCTGGACTCCCGAAGAAAAGGAATTGTTTAAATCAAAATATGGGTGTGAAGTTATCAAACAAAACTGTACTCTAGAAGAAGCAAAAGACAGTCAAGTTCCAACTGATGCTTACATAGTCACTTATCAAATTGATGGTAAAACTTGTTATGATTTAACACGCTGTGGAAAGAGATCTAATTTGTTTGATATGTATTACGATAATCTCGGTCCAGTAGTTCGTAATATTGACTGGGGTTATGGAAAGATTAATCCAAAACTCTGGGGATATCAGGCACCCGAAAAGAAAAAGCGTAAGTGATTCCCCAGAAGGGGCAAAAAATTCCGGCAAAATTTTCTCACGCGAAGATTTTATAAATTTGTATCGTATGATACAAATCATACTTGATAAATATCCACGAAAGGGAGTATAATACTCTCATCGTTCATCTGGGAAACCAGACGGAAGTAAGCCGACTCGGAACGGATTAAAACCTACTTATAGGTCGTTCATCTATGGAAACACTTCTTTTAACTTGCCTTCAAGCACAGTTAATGGTTGGGAGAATTCATAAAGTTGATATTCCAAAACAAGCAAAAAATGACTTGGTTTGGGAAATCAAACAGATTACTCCAAAAGAGTGCAAAATAGACGCAAAAGCCGACTGAAGGAACGCTCTTTAGCCTCAAAATTAAGGAGAAAACCTAATGTCTAAAGTCGTATATCGTGGTGTTGAATACGATACTCAAAAGCGTATTGAATACCAACAGCAAATGCAACAACAAGCCCAACAATACAACGAAACCTATCGTGGTGTTAAGTTTGTAAAGGAGGGGCACAAGTGAAAAAACTTAACTTCCTTCAAATCATTAAAGAGCAAAAACAAAAAGAAGAGCGCCGTCACCAAGCACAACTAGCACAACTCGTTGGAGCAAAGTGATGTTCGCAGTATTACAAATTGCCGCAGGATCTGCGGTTGTACTTGTTTTATTGTCGCTTTATATTCAATTTTTATTTAAGTAGAAATCGGAGGGGTTGATCTCCTCCTTTTTTTATAGGTATAAACTCGTAGGTATAAATTATTGTTAAGGAATCAACACAAAACACCTAGATAGTAGTAGAATATAGAGGTGAAGCGTATGAACGAAAACAGAACGACTTAGTTAATGATTATTTTAATTGTTTGATTGAGTGTGATGATGAAAAACAAACTTGTAAAAGAATTTGTAGGGAGTTGTTAAGCAAGTCATAATGAAACGGGGGGTTGACTGCCCCTCTTTTTTTATGGTAAAATGCCTGAAGAGAATAGTAACTTATGGATAAAGACAAACTAAAACTTCTTGTTCGTAATTTAGAACTCTTGGTTGATTCTCTGAAAGCAGAAGTTTATTCTGATGTTTCTGCGTATAATAAGTATACAGAACCAGAAGTCAGAAAAAGACCAGTGTTAGATTACGACGAAATTTTTGAGGATTCTGATTTAGATGACCAGTAGAGCACGAGAACTCATTAAACTTTTAGAAAGATTGGTAAAACAAGAAAATCTTTATACTGATGAAAAAATCAGAGAGATGAAAACACAACTGCGAACGCTTAAGGAAGAAATCGCAGAACTTGAATCAAAAACATCAAAAGGATTTGGAAAGAAATGACTGTAAAACTTATCAGCGTGACTCCCGATGCAGAACAAACAATGGCGTTTATTGCGAGAGTTAGTAATCCAGAGAATCAGGATTCTGAAAACTATGCGGGTTTGCTACGTTATTGTATTAAGCACAATCATTGGTCTGTGTTTGAGCAATCTTCTATGAGTCTTGAGATTGAAACTAACCGTGGTATCGCAGCTCAGATACTTCGACACAGGTCCTTTACATTTCAGGAATTTTCACAAAGGTATGCTGACACAAATCTAATCACCGAAAATATTCCTATTCCAGATCTTCGTAAACAAGATACCAAGAATCGTCAAAACTCCACAGATGATCTTGGTGACTATGTAAAACTTAAGTTTCAGGCAGAAATTGCTGAATTGTTTAAGCACTCTAATAACCTCTACAAGCGAATGTTAGAGGCAGGTGTAGCAAAAGAGTGTGCAAGATTTGTATTGCCTTTAGCGACGCCCACACGCATCTATATGACGGGTTCTTGCAGGTCGTGGATACATTACATAACACTTAGATCTGCCAATGGTACTCAAAAAGAGCATATGGATATTGCTCTTGAATGCAAAAAAGTATTTTCTGAGCAATTCCCGACAGTTGCAGAAGCTCTTGAGTGGGTCTAAATATTTTATGTTGAGATTATAACTGATGCCTACATATCGCTTCGAAAATACTGAAACTGGTGAAATCTTTGAGAAATGGATGCTTATGGCAGAAAAGGACCCATATCTCAAAGAAAATCCTCATCTCAAACCACTCATTCCAACACAAATGAATGTTGGTGAGGTGGGAGATTGGAGAAATAAATTAACTCAAAAACATCCTTCGTGGAATGATGTCTTAGGTCGTGCTCAAAAAATGCCCGGTTCAACTGTAAAAAAACTCTAATATGGCAAGAAGAAAAAGAGGAAACAACGATCAACCAATCGGTGTTGGTCTGACCGCAAAACAAATGAAGAGGAGAAAACCTCTAAGTGCAGAATACTTGGTTGATATTGACCCTCTTACAGAAAACCAAAAGCGTTTGTTTGAATCTTATACTGACGGTAAACATCTAGTTGCCTACGGGTGTGCTGGAACGGGTAAGACCTTTATTACTCTTTACAATGCTCTTGCTGACGTTCTAGATGAATCAACTCCTTATGAGAAAATCTATCTTGTTCGTTCATTAGTTGCGACAAGAGAAATTGGTTTCCTTCCTGGTTCTCACGAAGATAAGGCAGATATTTACCAGATTCCTTATAAGAATATGGTGAAGTATATGTTCCAGATGCCTAGTGATTCTGAATTTGAGATGCTCTATGGCAACTTAAAGTCGCAAGAAACAATTAAGTTCTGGTCAACTTCTTTTCTTCGCGGAACGACTCTTGATAATGCAATCATTATTGTGGACGAGTTTCAGAATCTAAACTTCCACGAACTTGATTCCATCATTACTCGTGTTGGTGAGAATACCAAGATTTGTTTCTGTGGTGATGCTTCTCAATCAGACTTACAGAAAACAAATGAGCGTAATGGTATTGTAGATTTTATGTCAGTATTGCGTAAAATGCCATCTTTTGATATAATTGAATTTGGTGTAGACGATATTGTTCGTTCTGGACTTGTCAAAGAATACATTATTGCGAAAATGGATGCTGGTTTTTGATGTTTAATCATATTGATATTGAACTCCCAAAGTTGGAGCGTGAAACGATTGATGGTGTAAGATATTATTCTGTGCCAGATGAGGAAAAACTCCTTAAGTTAGTATCCATTACTTCTATTACGAGTCATTTTAATCGTGAAATCTTTGTCAATTGGCGTAAAAAGGTCGGTGAGGAGGAAGCTGATAAGATTACTAAAGCGGCGACTTCTCGCGGCACGGATATGCATTCTCTTACGGAGCACTACCTTAAGAATCAAGATTTGCCGTCTGTTGCGCCGATTGCGGATTTTCTTTTTAAGATTGCGAAAACGGAGATAAAGCGCATAAATAATATTTACGCCCTTGAAGGGTCCCTATATAGTAAGCAACTGGGTATTGCTGGGACAGTTGATTGTATCGCTGAATATAACGGCGAGTTAGCAATAATTGACTTTAAGACTTCTAAAAAACCAAAACCACGCGAGTGGATTGAACACTATTTTGTTCAATGTATGGCATATGGTTGTATGCTATATGAACTGACTGGTATTTCAGTCAAAAAACTTGTAATCATCATGGCTTGTGAAAATGGAGAATGCGTCGTTTATGAAGAATATGACAAATCAAAATACATCAAACTTCTCACCGAATACATTAGAAAGTTTGTTAGAGATAAACTGGAGATCTATGGAACCAAATAAAGAATTAGAACAAGTCATAGAAAATAAGTTTCTTACTCCTTCAAAGTTTGCTCTAGAAATAGAGAAAATTGTAATTGAAGAAAACTTCAATTATATTGACGCAATTTGTCATTATTGTGAGATCAATAGTCTTGAAGTTGAGTCAGTTACAAAACTTATTTCAAAACCTCTAAAAGAAAAGTTGAAATATGATGCGATAAGTTTAAACTTTATGAAGCGGACCTCGCGTGCAAAACTGCCTCTATGATTGTGACTCCATTTGAAACTTATCAACATTATCTGTCACTTAAAAATCATTTTACAAATCCAAAATACGATTTCTTCAAGTATGGTGCGAAGACCCGTGCCAGTATTGCTTCCTTTAATAAGAGGCGCGATAAATATTGGTTCGAGAAAACAAGTCGCAAATACTCTGACAAAGAAGTCGTAGATTTTTTAGTATCAAATTTTGTAGAGGCAGACAACGCGAGTAATTTATGGATTGGCGAAATTATCAATTCTGGCGAAAGGAAATACGCAGATTGGATGCGGAGACAACAGAGTTTGACTTACTTGTTCAAAGAGCAAAGCAGCGAATTGTTCTTGGAAACAAAATTAGAGGATGCCTTGAACTGTTCCAAAGGTCATCCACCCGTTCTAAAAAGATTCCTGAGCGGGAAGATTTCTATTGAAACTCTAATCATCTATGATAAAATATTCCTGTTCGGGAAAAAGTTTGATAAGAAACTTTCAGATCCGGTATGGGAAACCGTCAGTTTAAAAATGAAAAAATACAATCCATTTCTAAATATTGATGTGTTTCAATTCAAGAAGATTTTACGGGAAATTATCAATGAGTAAATTTTTTGATTCTGATATTATTCAGGAAGAACTGAAAGAAATCAATCAGTTACAAGAGAGTATATATGGAAGCATTTTGACTTTTGGTGTTATGTCCCGTGAAGATAAACTGGAGCATATTGAAAGACTTGAAATGTTACTTGAAAAACAGAGAGTAATGTATACAAGATTGTCTCTTTCGGATGACCCAGAAGCGGTTGTGATGAAAGAGAATCTTCGTAAATCAGTTGCCCTGATGGGTTTCCCACCAGAGACTGATATGGGAGTACTGTTTAGCAGTATGACCAAAACCATCGAATCTCTCAAGCAATTCATTGACGGTTGAGAGCATTTTTGCTATAATATCCAAGTAATCCAATTCATCCCAAGTATCCTAAAAATCCTATGTCATTCGAAAATCTTAAGAAGCAATCCAAACTTGGTTCTCTCACCGAAAAACTGGTGAAAGAAGTAGAAAAAATGAATAACTCCGAAAGTTCTAGTGATGACCGCTTTTGGAAGTTGAGTGTAGATAAGTCAAATAATGGTTATGCCGTAATCCGTTTTCTTCCTGCTCCTAATGGGGAAGATATTCCGTTTGTCAAAGTTTATAGTCACGCATTTCAAGGTCCTGGTGGTTGGTTAATTGATACGTGCCTGACTACCGTGAATCAAAAGTGCCCTGTGTGCGAGCACAACTCTGGACTCTGGAATAATGGCACTGATGCTGGCAAAGAAGTTGCCCGTAAGCAGAAGCGTAAACTGACTTATGTCAGCAATGTTTATGTCGTCAAAGACCCTGCCAATCCTGAAAACGAAGGTAAAGTCTTCCTCTTCAAGTATGGTAAGAAAATCTTTGATAAGATTATGGAAGCAATGCAACCTGAATATGAGGACGAAACTCCGATTAATGCCTTTGACTTCTGGCAAGGTGCAAACTTCAAACTGAAGGCAAAGAGTGTTGCTGGTTATCGTAACTATGATTCCAGTGAGTTTGCTTCGGTTGGAGCTCTTCTGGACGATGATGATGCAATGGAAGCAATCTGGAAGAAGCAGTATTCTCTTACCGAATTTGTTGCTCCTGACCAATTCAAGACTTATGAAGAATTGAAGAAGCGTCTTGATTCAGTGCTTGGTGCAAAGTCTGTGCGTCTCGATGAAGAAGTTGATAACGAGGAAGAGTATTCTCGTGGTTCTGCAAGGGACCTTGATGATGGTCTTCGTAGCGAACTGAATAATCTTCAACCCACTCGTCGTGCTGCTGCTCCAGTGGAAGAAGATGAGGATGATGACGCACTTTCGTACTTCGCAAAACTTGCCGAAGACTGATGTGTATGAGGAGGAGAGAAATCTCCTCCTTTAAAATGGAATTGAAACCTTTGTGTTTTCAGTCTTAATTAATCTATCATTCACATACTGCGATGACCTATCATAGATCATCGCTTTTCTTGTATCATTAATAACTTGTTGGAGGTATCTTGGTTTTAATACGTAGATACCTCTTTTATCATTGTTTTTTCTGACTTCATATTCATAATTACTCACACCCACAATTGGGTCTGATATGCGAATGACATTTTCTCCAAGTGCTGTTGCGTCATTTGTATAAAGATTTCCATCGTAAGTATAATAAACTTTAAAGTCTTCATCAACAACTTGACCAGAAGGTAAAATTAAACGATCTTCTGGGTCTTTGACTTCTTTGGTTTCATAATGATGAATTTCATTTAAGTCACTTCCATAAATTGATTCCGAATAATCATAGACTTGTTTATCGGAAAGTGGCCATTCATCTCTAAGTCTTGTAATTCCTGCAGATACAATCACAACCCAATCATATTGAACGCTTCCATAAAGTTCTTGTGCGACCAACTCTGGTCTGGAACCATCTGGAATTTGATATTTGTCAAAGATAGTGAAGACATTTTGTAAGTCGTCACGAAGTTTAACTCTACGGAATAAATTCTTTACCGTGACATATTGATGAGAAGATTTAGTTCCTGGTAAAAAGGATTGATATTCTAAATTTGGAAGTTCTCTGAAGTATGTCATTAGTATCCAACTCCTGTTTCGTTTCTTTCCGGGTAGTCTTGGGCGTAAATTGGAGTCAACTCTTGGAATGTTAATCCCAAACTCATATGCACTGGAGTTCCGTCAGAATAGGTTGCATATGTATTAGACCCAGTAAAGTTAAGTGCTAAATCAGTAAGGGCGCAAATTTTAAACTTGTTGAGATATGGATGTGGTTTTCCACCACTCATATATTGAACTTTAAAAACGCTTGGAGCAGTTAAGAATAATCCAGCAGCTGCTCCAGTTTGGCTTCCTTTTCTAGCTGCCATTTCTTTTTTAAGGAAAATGACCATATTTCGAATTACTTGTGCTTCTTTATCATCTCTTGGCGCCAAATCGAAGGCAAATTGAAATGGTGCTCGAAGATTTAAACCTCTGAATAACAATTCAATATTTTCATTAAATACTGCTCCTGTTTGTCTTGCTAAAACATCATTAAATAGACCATCTTGCCCTAGCAATTGTTCAACACCTTTTGCAGCAAAAAAACTTTGCAATCCTTTTTGACCTAGTGTTGTTTGTGCAGCTTTGCTGATACCAACAGCAGCTGCTGCTAAACTTGACCCCAAATTACTAAAAAAATCTTTACTTTCTATAGTTTTAGATGCTATTCCCAATCCTAAAGTTGCTCCTGGACCCATTCTACCTTCAGACCAACTCGCAGATTGTGTGTTGGTAGGCATACTTTGTGGAATGGGTAAAATAATAGTCCCTCTTATTTCTTTTGCACCCAAACTATCATATAGTCCATCAGAACTTTTTTGAGCAAAAGAAAAGTTTTGCTGTGTAGGAACATTAAGTCCTGGAGGACGATACTTATAAGCATCAATTTTTACATAGTCAGTATTCTGATCTATGAGACCTAATGGGTATCTGAATACTGTTGGTTTGGACATTTATTTTTTGAACTATTTAGTTAGAATGTTGCTGAAAGGCAATCGCCTTAAGTCATCTATTTCTTCCCTATAGACCTCATAGACAGCACCTGCAACTTCATCCCAAGTGTATTGGCGCACTTCTCCCCAGTGATAATTGATTCCTCTAAATCCCCAATTAAAAACTTCTGTAACTGCGACTAAAGGATTTTGGTCATATCTCACTCCAGAAGTCTTTGCGTTATATACAAAAATATAAAACTTACCTGCCTTCGGTGGTCCTACAGTTTCTGGTAAAATAGTCTTTAATTTATTCATAATATCATTAGCATTTTCTGTCCCAAGCAGATTTTTTACAAGAAGGGTAATACGACTTCTTTTTCTTTGTTGTAAAGTCTTTCTTGGCATTACTTAATTCCCAATTCGTGTTCGGTGATTACCTTAAACTCATACCCACGATCAGCACACCATTCTCTTGCTGCTTCCCACTTTGATTGATTTTTAGCATACTCATAAACCTCTGCAATGTATTGCTTTGTTTGTCTCTTTGGTTTTGGGGGAGGCACTGTTTGTTTTGAGGGTTTAATCTCAATCATATATTTTTTAATACTACCATCAGATTCTTTGACTTTAATAAGGAAGTCTGGAAAGTACCGATGTATCTTTCCGTCGATTGGTGACCGATAAGGAATTGCTTTTTCTTCTGATGACCATTCAATTATTTTTTCATTCGTATCACAATAGACACAAAACTTTCTTTCCCAAAGAGATCGATAAATGATATTTGTAGGATCTCCGTTGTATTTTTCAGGATGCGATGGTTTATATTTTCCCTTATATGACATCTAAATACTTAATAATATAAGACTCGTATAAGGTATTTAGAGTGGCATTTCCTCGCAGAATATCGGATATTAAACCACTGCTAACCAATCTTGCACAAACTTCTCATTATGAAGTGCAATTTGGAATGCTGCCTCCAGAGTTGATGTTTTACCTTTCTAGAAGGGGAATCAATCCCAGATTTATTGCTGAAGGCGCTGGTCTGTTATGCTACTCTGCTGTGCTTCCAACAACATCATTAGGATCTTTTACAGTTGATGGAAATTATATGGGAGTTCAAGAAAAGTTTGCAAGCTCTAGAATCTATTCAGAAATCACTCTAGATTTTTATGTCGATAGTGATTATCAAATGCTTAACTTTTTAGAATGTTGGATGGAATTTATTGCCAGTGGGTCTTTTAATAATCAAGGTCTTATTGGTGAAAACGCACCAATTAGTCAAAATGTCAGTAATTATTTTGTGAGAATGCAATACCCCCAATATTATAAGGCAAATCAAGTTAGAATAGTTAAGTTTGATAGGGATTATCGAAGGGAGATTGTATATAATTTTAGAGGGTTGTTTCCATTAAACATAAGTTCAGTTCCTGTTTCATATACGTCATCAGATACTTTAAAAGTTTCTGCTTCTTTTCAATACGATCGTTATATTGCTGGAGCAACAAATTCCTTTAATCAATTTGTTATCGGAAATAATAATAATCTCAATCCTCTTCAACCGCAGAATATTCCATCGGCTCCACAATCTGCAGAGGATGTTTTCCGAGCATCTCAGGAAACTTATACTTTTGGAGTAAGCAATAGCGAAGCACTTCAGTCAGCATCAGATTCTTTATCTTCAAATCCATTATCTACACAAGCGAACTCAGAAACTCTCTTCTAAATAACTTTACTGACGTTTCTATAGGTTATTATGCCTTTACCAAAAATTTCAACACCGACCTATGAGTTGGAAATTCCTTCTCTAAAGAAAAGTATCAAGTATCGCCCATTTCTTGTGAAGGAAGAAAAGGTTTTAATCATTGCAATGGAAAGTGAAGACCCAAAGCAAATTGCTGAAGCAGTAAAAACAGTAATTGGCAATTGCATTGTTACTCGTGGAATTAAGATTGAGCAACTTGCAACTTTTGATATTGAATATTTGTTCCTCAACATTCGTGGAAAATCTGTTGGTGAAACCGTTGATGTTTTAATTACTTGTCCCGATGATGGAAATACACAAGTTCCTGTAAGTATCAATCTAGATGATATTGAAGTTGAGTTTAGAGAAGACCATTCGAGAGATATCAAACTTGATGATAGTTTAACTTTGAGAATGAGATATCCATCAATGCAAGAATTTGTCAAGAGTAATTTTATTGCTGGATCTGAAATTTCTGTTGATGAAACATTTGATATGATTACCTCTTGTATTGAGCAGATTTATAGTGAAGAAGAGTCTTGGTCATCTTCTGATGTAACAAAAAAAGAACTTAAGGAATTTCTTGAGCAACTAACTTCTCAACAGTTTAAAGACATTGAAAAGTTTTTTGAAACAATGCCTAAACTTTCTCATACTATTAAAGTTACAAATCCAAATACTGAAGTGGAAAGTGAAGTAGTATTGGAGGGTCTAACAAGTTTTTTCGCCTAGGAATGATGCACGAAGACCTTGCATCATACTACAAGACAAACTTTGCCTTGATTCAGCACCATAAATATTCATTAACAGAGTTGGAAAATATGATTCCTTGGGAAAGGGAGGTTTATATTACTCTTCTCCAACAATATATTGAAGAGGAAACCCTGAAGAATCAAGCGAATGGATAGGGCAGAAGCTGGTTTAAGAGCACAAACAGGTGAAAAACCGGGTGGTGGGTATTATACTGGCACAGAAAGAATTACCCTTCAAAAATTTTCTTTAGGTAGAATTACAACCCTCCCAAGAACTGTTTTTGGTGGGCGTGTAGTCTCTGGCGGTGGAGGTAGTGCTGGAGTAGGTGGAGGAGGTGGCGGTGCTGGCGCCACTACTGGCACAGCAATTGTAGTTAGACCTCAAGTTAGTTTAGTTGATAGAGCACAAGACTTAAGCATTCAAACAACTCAACAAACAGTTGGCGGTCTTCAGCAGAGTCTTGATGTGATTCGTGTGCAAGTCACCGACTTAAATCAGGGAGTGCAAAACACTGCCAAATTATTGCAAGCAGAAAGTGCTGTTGAGCAAAATCAACTCAAGCAAGAGCAAGAACAAGAAAGAAGATTAGCAGAGCGTAAAATTCGTCTTGGTAAAGAAAGTGCTCTTGAAAGAGGAATTCAAGCGGCACTTGCAAGACCAATACTCAAACTTCAACAAACCATTACAAGTTTGTTTGACCGTATTATGGGGTCTCTGACAACATTATTCTTTGGATGGCTTACAAATCAAGGTATTGAAACCTTAAAAGCACTGACTGAAGGAAATAGTAAAAAACTTGAAGAAATTAAGAATAATGTTATTAAGAATGTTTTATATGCAATAGGTGCTTTTGCTGCTGTTAAAATAGGATTCGGTCTCTTAATGAGAACGATTACTGGATTAACATTGAGATTGGGGGCACTTGTTGCTAGAATTGCTTTAGCACCTTTTAGATTAGCAGGGTCAGCAATTGGTGGGTTGCTTGGACTTGGTAGAGGGGCAGCAAGAGCAATTACAGGTGCTGGTGGTAGGACTCCCATTACTACAAGTGGTGGAAGAGTTTTGAGTAGAAGCGGACCTTTGGGAAGGTTTTTAGGTGGAATTGGAAATATTGGAAAAGGTGCTCAAGGAGTTTTAAGGGGAGCTGGAAATGTTGCTTCTAAACTTTTTGCTCCTATAGCACTTGGAGTTGGAACTTACAGAATTGCAAAAGGAGATATCACGGGCGGATTGTTGTCCTACGCATCTGCTGTCCCAATTATCGGACTTCCTGCTTTAGGTGTTGACATTGCAAGAGAGTATGGTGCTTTTGAAGGAACATTCTTGGGTAAGAAAAAAGATAATGCGCCAACACCAACACCAACAGCAGCAAAAGTGTCTCCATCACAACCACAAACACCAGCAATGCCGCCAGCATCTGAAATGAAATTCAGTGTGGATACTGCAAATATGTTACAGGCACCAGCACAACCTTTAGCACAAGAAACAGCATCTCCTTACGGAACATTAAATATCGAAGGATTGATTCAAGAAAAACCAGCGGCAAACATGCAGGCACCACCAAAACCAACTACTCCTGTTGGAACATTACCTGAAGCAAAGGCAAATATTATTATGGCAGGTGGTGGTAGAGATAGAACACAAACAATGGTAGCACAACAAGAACCATTGACTGATGTGCCATTCATACCATCTTCCAATACTGATAATTTTTATGTGCTTTATTCACAAATGAATTATAATGTGGTGATGTGATATGGTAGTAGCATCTCCTCTAAATTTAAAAAAAGTTACGACTTCGGCAAGTGATTCTCAAAAGAAAGTCACTGAAGCACGAAGCTCTGTAAAAAATATTGGTCAGGTTATTCTAAAAAGAACTAAAGTTAAAAGAGAATCATTTGCACAGACAAATCTTTTTAGAAAAAGAAGAGAAGAAAATGAAAAAAGAATGATGCTTGAGGATGAACTTGAAGCGCCAAGAGTTGCTATTAGTCTTGGTGGTCCTCAACAACTTACTCAATCAGCAGGCGTGGGGGGGTTTTTTAATCGAATTTTAGGATTTATTGGATACTTATCTGCTGGGTGGTTGATGAATAATCTTCCGACTTGGATTGCAATGGGTAAAGAGTTTGTTGCAAGAATTCAAAAAGCAGGTCAAATTCTTTCAGGATTTTTTAATAACACCATTAGATTGTTTGTTAATGTTGGAAATATTTTAGGAGCACTTGGTCAAAATCTATTGCAGTTTGATTTCTTTGATACTTCAAACCGTGTCAAAACTGCAATGAGTGATTTGAACTTTACGATGGAAAACCTTACAAGTCAAATTGAAGAAGCATTTGGACTATTAACAACTCCACTCACAGAAGGTAAGTATAGTGGAGAAAAGATTCCTGAAGTGGGCACACAGCAAACTAATGAAGGTGCTTATGCAGAACCACCACCTTACAGTGGTGGCACCGTGACTTCAGGGGGTGGGACAAAATATCCCGAATTGGCATCCTTAGTTGTAAAGGGTGAGGGTGGACTTAATTCAGTTAATAGGGGAAATGCTGGTGATACTCCAGGTGGTGCAAAATCTATTTTTGGCAAAAACCTAACTGATATGACAGTTGGTGAAATTATGCAAGCTCAAAAAGAAAATAGAGTTTTTGCAGTTGGTAAATATCAATTTATTCCCGTCACTTTAGCTGGTGCGGTTAGACATACTAAAATTCCATTAAATGCTAAGTTTAATTCTGCAACTCAAAACAGACTGTTTGATTATTTGATTGATGTAAAGAGACCAGAAATTGGTGCATATATTAATGGAAAATCAAATAATAGAAGATTAGCTATTCAACAATTGGCAAGAGAATTTGCTTCAGTTGGTCTAGAATATCCTGAAGCTGGTAGAGTTCGTGGGCAATCTAGATATGCTGGTGTTGGTAGAAATAGAGCTAGTATATCACCTGAAACAGCGGGAGATGCTCTAGATATGCAAAGAAAAGGAGGTCCCGCTCAGACTTCTCAACAATCTACACAGGCAGTTTCATCTAGAGGAATTACCCCAATTATAACAAGTAGGTATGGGGAATTAAGGGGGACACGAACACATGGTGGATCCGATTTAGCAGTTAAACAAGGCACCTCATTAAGGGCTGTTTCTGATGGTGTTATTGTTGATTCTGATTATGAAAACGGATGGGGAAACTTTTTAGTAATGAGAGATAATCTTGGAATTTACCATTTATATGGGCATATGCAATCTGGATATAAACGCAGTGGTCCAGTTAAAAAAGGTGAGGTAATTGGCAAAGTTGGAATGAGTGGAAGAACTAGTGGACCTCATTTGCACTGGGAAACTGGAACTGGATGGAATGGTGGTACTTTAACTGGTAAATTTGACCCACTAAACAAATATAGTAAATTTGCACCATTTAACACAACATCTGAAGTGCAAATGTCTGCACCACCACAGCAAACAAATATGGTGCCATTATCACTGACACCGGAAAGAAAGGGTCAAGACATTATGATTATTGAACCTCAACAACAGCAGAATATCATTACTCCTGCATCTGGTGGTGGAGATATGTCACCGTCTCCAATCAGTGATTTTCAACTGTTAAATAACTTTATCAAGAATAAACTTCTTTTAGATTTAGCATACGTATAATGTCAATTCAAAAGTCCATATATGAAGAGTTAATTTTAGAATCGAGCGACCGTAGTCGAACGATTGACATTTCAACAGGTGCTATTTCGATTGATTATTATGAGGATATTTTCTCTCCAACTATTACTGCAAAAATAAAAGTCATCAACACCGGAAACACAATTGTTGCAGAGAATGGCACCGGAAGGCAGTCAATTTATAATGGTCTTCCTTTAAGAGGTGGTGAAAGAGTTTCGATGAAAATTGCAGGCAACTCTGCAACAAATCCCGGACTAGATTTTACAAAAAGAGTTGCAGATTACTTATATGTTTCAAGTATCACTGATGTAATTTCGGAAACCAATCAAGAAAGTTTTACACTTCACTTGGTTTCTAGAGAAGCAATCACAAATGAAACTGTACGAGTTGGTAAAAAGTTTAAGGTTGATAGTGCAATTAGTGATTCTGTAGAAAATATCTTAACAAATTATCTTAAAACCGAAAAAATAGGTGCAATTGATAAATCCTCAAACAAATATGGATTTATAGGGAATTTGAGGAAACCCTTTACTCTTTTAGTCTGGTTAGCATCAAAGGCAGTTCCTCAATCTTCTGGAAGTGCAACTGCTGGATTTTTATTCTATCAAACACAGGATGGATTTCAATTTAGATCTGTTGATGGATTGATTACACAACCACCCAGAACAGATATAAACGATACCCGTGTTGTTTATACTTATAATCAGGTCAATCAGGCATATGATGAAAATGACGACAAGGTTAATAATGATTTTAGAATTTTAAATTATTACATCGAGAAAAATCAAAATCTAATTGAAAAACTTAAACTTGGCACTTATGCAAGTCATCGAATGTTTTTCAATCCACTAGATTTTTCATTCTCTAAACCAGAAGAAGGAAAGTTTAAACTTGAAGATTATGCTGGAAAGTCAAATAATCTTGGCAGTCAAATTAAACTACCACCACTATCTGATGGTTCTGATTTAACACTGGGAGATGTACCAACTAGAATTATTACTGCAGTTTATGATGTGGGGACATTGAATCCTGCAACTAGTTTGGAAGTTTCTTCAAAAATTAACTCTGACCAAACTTTATATCAATCTCAATCTTTAATGAGATATAATATTCTGTTTACTCAAACTTTGAGTATTATTGTACCATCCAATACAAACTTAAGAGCTGGAGACGTAGTTGAATGTCGTTTTCCAAAGATTACACAATCGGACGCGAAGGAATATGACACTGAAACGAGTGGTCTATATATGATTAAGGAATTGTGTCATCACTTTGATGCGAATCGTTCATATACTTCTATGAAATTAATCAGAGACACTTTTGGAATTAACAAGAAGGCATAATAAATGATAGACGAATCACTTCTTAAAAGTAATTTTATCGGTAGAGACGGTTTTCGATGGTGGATTGGACAGATTCCTCCTATCGAGGATATGAATGGTCAAGTAGATGGTAAGGGATGGGGAAATAGATTTAAAGTAAGAATTATTGGTTATCATCCTTATAGTGAAGCAGAACTTCCTAATGAAGACCTTCCTTGGGCACAATGTTTAATTCCAACTACAGCAGGAAGTGGTGCTGCAAATGTAGCGACTGGTGTGCAACTTCAACCAGGCGATACTGTTCTTGGATTCTTTTTGGATGGCGATAATGCTCAAATTCCTGTAATTCTGGCAACATTTGGCAGAAGTTTTTCTGTTCCCTCAAAAACTTATCAGTCGCCATTTGTTCCTTTTACTGGATATTCTAGTAAAGTTGAAAAGGCAAAAGTTACTCCAATTCAATCAAATGAAGTAAAAGAAAATTCCAATCCATCGCCTGCAAGCGTCACTGAAGAGCAAGCAGCAGAAATAGCACAGAGAGTTGGATATCAAGTATTTTCTGAAAACTTTGCAATTGGAAACCAAATTCCATTAGCAAATACTGTTAAGAATACAAGAGTTGATAAAATCAAATCAATTGTCAAAAATCTTCTTCGTAAATTAAAAAATCTTCAAGGAAACGTAGAAAAAATAGCGCAAACAATTCGTGAAGCAGCAAATAAAATTGTTACTTTATGCAATGATTTGATTGGTGGACTTTTTAATTTTTTAATTTATGGAAATGAAGATTTTCCTGGTCTAATAGGTCTTTTAAAACAAGGATTGGATTTGCTTTACAAACTAGTTTTTTCTCAAGTTCTTGCAGCCACTGGTAATCCAGTTGCAGCACATCTTGCCGGTGTCGCTGCACAAGAAACAATGGTTTTGCCAGTTAAGGCACTTGAAGAAGCATTTGGATGTATTGCTGGTGCTGCAATTGAAAGTATGAAGAGTTTAGTATTCGATATTCTAAACTCCACCGTCAATAATGTAGACCGCTTTGTAAGTTGTGCTGCAGATCAATTTGCTGGCACATTGTTAAATTCAATCATTGGTGTGCTTGAAACTTTATTTGATGGTCCCTTGTCGGCAGTTGAGAAACTTCTTCAATTCTTCTCTAATTTCAATTTGGGAAACATTTTGAGAGAAGCGATTGGGTTGTTGTCTGAATTTGGTGCTGGATTTGCCTGCAATCAAAGTTTAGATAATTACAAAGGACTTGTAAATGAGTGGACGGTTGGTGGAGGACCTTCCGGTTCGGTTTCATCAACTGCATCTTCTCTGGTTAATACTTATGGAAACATTAGAGATATTACAAATATCATTAGTTCTGGTGTAGACATTAATTCCGTAACAGAATGCTTTACAGGTGCTCTACAATTTGCAAGCCCGCCAGTTATCAACATTTTTGGTGGGCGTGGATCTGGAGCATCTGCAATTCCTATCTTTGGAAATCTTGTAACAAATCCGGATGGGAATACAACTGCAAGTATCATTGGAGTTCAATTGACGAATCCTGGATCTGGTTATGCTTATTCGCCATTTGTTGAAATTATTGATGATGCAGATCAAGGATATGGTGCAGTAGCAAGAGCACTTATTAATGATAGTGGTCAAGTTGAATCCATTTATATGGTTTCTGAGGGTGAAAATTATTCTGTTGGTAACCTTGCAGAGTTTTCTGTCTTGCGAGTATTGGTTGAAGATGGTGGAGGTGGATATGAAGATGCAGTTGTCACTGACAATCTTGGAAATGAATACAACTCTCAGATTGTTGATGGTCGTATCTCTCAAGTCATTCCTCTAAATAATATCGTCGATAGTCTACCTAGACTTAACATAGAATCAGATACTGGATTTGGAGCAATTTTACGCCCCGTCATAGGAGCACTCAAAGAGACTGGACCTATTCCTGCTTCTCCGGATGCAGATCCTAATTCTCCCAATTCAGCAAATCTTTTTGCACAAGAGGTGCAAACATCCATAGATTGCCCGATATAAAATGGCAGAAAGAGATAAAAACATTTTTAAAAGACAACTTATTAGTTTTAATCCAAACTTCAGGATTGATACTGCAAACCCTCAGATGGGGTTGAGTGGTACGGATGTGTATAAAATTTATGGTGTCACTGATAGTGGAGATAACCAATCTTCAATTAGTTTAAGTAGTGGTGGGTTATTTTCAATTTACAATGACCAAACCATTCAAATTTCTGGCGGTTCTAAAAATCCTGAAGGAAGAGAAGACGTTGTAATCATTGGTAACAATGGAAATGTTTCCATATCAGCAAACGGAATGGTTCGTTTGTATGCGACCAATATTATGATTGAAGCAGAAGAAGATATTCATTTCAAAGCAGGAAGAAATATCACAATGAAGAGTGGTGCTGGTCGCATCATGATTGATGGTCAACGAGTAGACATAAAAGGAACTAGTGGAAACATTCCTTCTTTACTTGGAATTGATTTTACAAAAAAAGTTTTCTCTGGAAGTTTTGTTGGTATTGACTTTATTGATAATGCGGTAAGTGGAATTGTTGGCAACGTAATTAACACGGTCGTTGATGCAATATCATGAGCAACAGTCAATATTTCGGGCAAGAAACTTTTTTCAATGAAAAAATTAATGCATATGCGGGTATATCAGGAGATCTAACTGGCAATGTAATTGGTAATTTAACTGGCGATATTACCGGCAATGTAATTGGTAATTTAACTGGCGATATTACCGGCGATATACTTGGCAATGTGACTGGAAATATAACTTCAAGTGGTATTTCTACATTTCAAGATATTCGAATTATTGGAAAATATTTTGATGGTAGTAATACTTTTGGATCATCTGGACAAATTTTATCTTCTGATGGAACAAAGACTGCTTGGATTAATGCATCAGCCGCAAACGTTGGATCTGCAACTTCTATTGGAATTAATTTAGATTCAACAAATGCTTCGAGATACTTAACTTTTGTTGATGCTACTTCTGGAAATAATCTTGTTAAAGTTGATGCAGATCTAACTTATAATCCCAGCACAAATGCACTTACCGCAGGTTCTTTTGTTAAATCTGGAGGAACTTCAAGTCAATTTTTAAAAGCAGACGGATCAGTTGATTCTACTACATATTCTACACAAACATTTCCATCAGGAACATTAATGTTGTTTCAACAAACAGCAGCACCGACTGGATGGACAAAACAAACAACACATAATGATAAAACATTGAGAGTGGTGAGTGGTGCTGCTGGTTCTGGTGGAAGTACAGCATTTACTTCAGTGTTCGCATCAAGAACTCCATCAGGGTCTGTGAGTGTTTCTGGTTCTAATAGTGGAGGAAGTATTGCAAACACAACTGTTACTGGTTCTGTTTCTGGATCTAACTCTGGTGGAGGTGTAAGCAATACTACTCTGTCTACTGCGGAGATGCCATCACATAGTCATGGTACTACTACAGGAACTTTTCTTATTGATAATGGAGGTGGTGGAAGTCAAGGATTTGCTGGGGGTGGTACTCAAGTTCTTGTTACTCCATCTACTGCTGCTACTGGCGGAAGTGGCGCTCATGGTCACGGATTTACTAATCCATCCTGGTCTGGTTCCGTTTCAATGAATGCTCACAGTCACACATTTACAAACCCATCATGGAGTGGATCTGCATCATTCTCTGGGGCATCAATGGACTTTGCAGTTCAATATGTAGATTTAATTATTGCTTCTAGAAATTGATACTATATACTTAGTTAATTTAATTACTGAATATTTTGTCATTGTGAATCAATATTACATTAAAAAATTACCTGAAGGAGAATAATGAGACTCACGATTATTCCTGGAGACAAATATATTGCGATTGATAATAATGGACTACTCGATATTCAACAAGATTTAAACTGGATTCCATCAAATGTTCATGCTCTTCAATGGTATGATACTTGGGGTGAAGTAGAGTATAATGATGAAACACCAAATGAAAGAATAGAAAATCTTGGAATTTTTGAACAGGCAGTTGCAGATTTTAATAATGAAAAGAAAATTCTTCAAGATGAACTTGATGCAATTGAAGCAGCAAGAGACTATTGGGAAGAGTTGAGAGTTTTGAGAAATCAAAGATTGTCTGATTGCGATTGGACTCAAATGTCTGATGTTTCATTTACTGAAGAACAAAAAATTTCTTGGAAAAATTACCGTCAATTATTGAGAGATTTACCAGAAAGTATTACGGACCCCAAACAACTTGTTGTAAATCCAACCGACTCAAATTGGCCAATAAAACCTACTTATTGATAATAAAATGAAAATCAAACCAGGCAACTTTTGCCCACTGATTAAAAAAGATTGTATCGGACTTAAGTGTTCTTGGTATACTCAAATGAGAGGGACAAATCCTAACACCGGAGAACCAGTGGATGAGTGGGGTTGTGCTGTTGCTTGGATGCCTTTTATGGCAGTAGAAATCGCACAAAAATCAAATCAAACTGGAGGAGCAGTAGAAAGTTTTAGAAATGAAGTTGTAAGGGCAAACCAACAAAATCAACAACTTTATATTTCAGCCCTTCAACAAGGAGTTGTGCCAGCACAGATAAGACCTATGGATAACCCTATGAATATAATTGAAGGATCGACCGACCAAACCCCTTGACACCCGCCCCCAGCTGCCCTATAATATGGGGGTAATCGACGAAACCACCCCATGAGCACTGCACAAGAAACCGTCCAGGGCATTGTGATTGATGTATGCACCCGCACCTTCCTTCTCCTCAGCGACCAGGGCAGCGAGCGTTTGGTTGAGTGTGATACTGTAGAAGAGTTTATGAATGTGTTGGAAGTTGTCACCGCTCAACTTGACCCTGAGCAGATTGAGTATGCTGATCTTGCCATTTATGGGCAGTGATGCTATAGTATAAATATCGAAAAAACCGAATGGAAGTTTTCACAGTGGCAGAGTTTCAAGAACGTTTTGACGAACTAATTGAAAGAGTGGAAAACGGAGAGAGTTTAGGTATAGTAGACGAGAATGGTAGAGCAGCAGTTATGATACCTGCCGATGATGACCTCATACGAATACACACTGAGTATAATAACGAGGCATCATAAACGCAGAAGCGAGTGAGACTTGGTAGTCAGAGGAGTCTTATAAACTCTTTCCGCCAGATTAGCGGCTTTGACCTGGTTCGAATCCAGGCACTCGTATTGCTATTCTTTATTTGCGAATAGCGAATGCTCGTTTAGCCATCTGGTGAAGGCAGCGTTCTCATAAAGCGCCGTAGGAAGAGTTCGATTCTCTCAACGAGCACTTGACCACTACAACTCTTTGAGTTATAATGGTCTTATTGGCGGTGTAGCCCAATCGGCAGCAGGCAGTTGACTTAAAATCAATACAGTGCGAGTTCGAATCTCGCCACCGCTACTTAAAAGACATAGCAATATAAATAATAATGAGTTTTCCGTTTAAGTTATGTCTAATCGTAAATATACTGATGAGCAATTTATAGAGGCAGTCAAAACTTCCACGAGTATTAGACAAGTTTTATCCAAACTTAATTTAAAACAAGCAGGTGGAAACTATGAAGTTGCTCAAAAAAGAATAAAAACTCTAAATCTTGATGATTCTCATTTTACTGGGCAAGCACACTTAAGAGGAAAAACACACGATTACACTAAAAAACCTATTGAATATTATTTGACTGAAAATTCATATCACCAATCGCATAAATTTAAAAAACGATTAATAGCAGAAGGTCTCAAACAACATAAGTGCGAGTGCTGTGGTATAACGGAGTGGAATGGAAAACCAGCACCTATTGAACTTGACCACATAAACGGCAACCATCACGATAATCGTTTAGAAAACCTTCGCATCCTGTGCCCCAACTGTCACGCTCAAACAGACACCTACAGGGGTAAGAATAAAAAATAAATATAAGATATGGGAATTTTTCCTATGTCTTATCGTATCGACACTGCATACTGCTGGTATAACGATGGCAGTATGATCGTGAAGATGTATTTTATTAATCACATTCCTTTCACGTTTGACGAACTCCCAGACGGACATTTATACGATCAAGATCTTTGTAGAGCAGCAGATAAGAATCGTACATTTGAACCAGAAGACTTATATAGAAGTTCTTTCTATCTTATCGATGAAGAGGTGCATCCTTGCTTCTTTCCAGTTGAGTTAGAAAACCCTGAAGACCTTCCAGACGACCTTGAATTTGAATATGGTGGGGAAGATTTGACTTCATAAATAATAATGCTTTTGTTTGTGGTTATTCAAAAGTAAAGAATGGGAGCAGAAATGCTCCTTTTCTTGTATAAATATTATTACCACAAACAAAAAGCAGATGGAATACTACACTTACGCTTATTTGCGTGAAGACGGCACACCTTATTATATTGGTAAGGGTAAGGCAGGAAGAATTACTAATAATTTACATAGAATTGCTGTTCCTAAAGAAAAAGAAAGAATAATTTATTTAAAGAAAAATCTTACCGATGAAGAAGCAAGAAAGCACGAGATTTATATGATTGCTGTCCTTGGTCGAAAAGATTTGGGAACAGGTATTTTGAGAAATATGACTGACGGTGGAGAAGGATGTGCTGGTCGCCGTTTAAGTGATGAAACTAAAAAGAAGTTAAGTGATAGTCATAAAGGTAAGAAATTTACAGATGAACATAAACGAAAATTAAGTGAGGCAGCAAAGAAAAAAATATTTACGAAAGAACACAGACACAATATGAGTAAAGGACTATCGGGAGAAAATAATCCATCTTTTGGAAAAAAATGGTGGAATAACGGTATAGAAAATAAGTTAAGTAAAGAGCGTCCTGGCGATGATTATATTTTGGGATTTCTACACAAGTATTGGATGAGCAAATATAAATAAAACACAGAAGAATTTAATGGTGTGGAACCTTGGGATTAAATAAATTAGACAACTTTATCAAAAACATTGAAGGGCGTACATTATATGTAAATCCAAATGATTTAGACGCTACAGATTCAATTACAAATACTGGCAACTCTCTTGCTCAGCCATTTAAGACGATTCAAAGAGCGTTATTGGAAGCAGCAAGATTTTCTTTTGTGAATGGAAATGATAATGATTTAGTAGAAAAAACAACAATTTTAGTTTGGCCAGGTGAGCATTTAATTGATAACAGACCAGGTTTTGCAATTTATGATAATAGTGGAACTGCATATGCTGTGCCGCCAACTGGAGGAATTGGATCTCCTGCACAAGCAGTTTTATCCCTAGAATTAGATTCCAACTTCGATTTAACGCAAGAAGATAATATTCTTTACAAATTTAACAGCGTTACTGGCGGTGTTGTAGTTCCTAGAGGAACTTCTATTGTAGGTCTTGACTTAAGAAAAACAAAAGTTAGACCAAAGTATGTTCCAAACCCAACGGATCCTTTGGTTTCTAAATCTGCAATCTTTAGAGTAACAGGAGCTTGTTATTTCTGGCAGTTTTCATTTTTTGACGCAGATGATTCTAGTCTTGTTTATACTCACCCATCTTTCTTTTCAAGTAACTATCAGTCAGCACCAAGATTCTCTCACCATAAACTGACCTGTTTTGAATATGCTGATGGTGTCAATGAGGTTGGCACATATGGTCTAACAGACCTTGATATGTATTATAGTAAGTTATCGAATGCTTTTAATTCATATCGCCCAATTCCAACGACTGCAAAGTTTCCTGCCAGCACTGAAGATTTTGCAAAGAGAAATCCAGAATGGCAAATTGTTGGTGCCTTTGCTTCAGATCCTATTGAAATTGCAACAATTATTTCTGGTAACGGAACGACAGCAAGCACACAAGTTACTGTAACTACAACAGAAGCGCACAATTTAAACATAGGCACTCCAATTAAAATCAGAGGAGTTTCTGCACCAGAATATAACATTGCTTCAACTGTACAAGCAGTCATTAGTGATACACAATTTACGTATCTACTTCAAACATTCCCAATCACATTACCTGCTAGTCCAAGTGCATCGGGTGCTACAGTTACGGTAGAAACTGATACAGTATCTGGTGCTTCGCCATATATCTTTAACTGCTCATTAAGATCAGTTTGGGGTATGAATGGAATGCACGCTGATGGCAGCAAAGCATCAGGATTCCGTTCAATGGTTGTTGCACAGTTTACTGCTGTGTCACTCCAAAAAGATGATAGAGCTTTTGTAAAGTATGATAAGGAAACTAGAACTTATAATGGTGTCATTTATAACACCGTTTATGGTGGAGACTTACCTACTGGCGCTTCTCAAACAGATACAACAAAAGTCTACCACTTAGATCCAAATGCCATCTATCGTCATGGGTGGGAAACGAGTCATATCAAAGTAACAAACGATTCTTTTATTCAAGTTGTTTCTGTTTTTGCAATTGGTTTCAATAAGCATTTTGATTTAGAGTCCGGTGGTGATGCATCGATTACTAACTCTAACTCAAACTTCGGTCAAATTTCATTAAACTCTGATGGATTCAAAGCAGAGGCATTTTCAAAAGATGATAATGCTTTCATCACTTCTATCATTACTCCAAGAGATATTAGTTTAGTAGAAGAAGATATTGAATGGTTGTCAATTGATGTTGGTCTTACAACTTCTGTTGGCGTATCAACTCATCTTTATCTTTATGGATTAAATGCATCAGATAGTATTCCTGTGAGTGTTACTCAAGGATACCGAATTGGTGCAAGAGTTCGTGATAAATTATACCTTGCAATTGGGGCTACAGAATATTCTGCAGACATTTATATGGAGGATGGAATCACAAGTTCCTTCCACGCATATTCAGTAACAAATGTATCTTCTTCAATTCTAACTCTTGGAACTCATGCCATTCAAACGGGTGAAAAGATTATCATCAATAGTGAAACAGGAGATTTGCCAGAAAATGTAACCCCACATATCGATTACTATACAATTCGAGTTAGCTCTACTCAAATTAAACTTGCAACATCATTTACAAATGCTCTGAATAATGAAGCTCTGACTCTTTATGGTGGCACTCAACTGAAGGTTTATAGTAGAGTTTCTGATAAAATTGCAGGTGATATTGGATCGCCAATTCAATATGACTCAAGTGCAGGTAACTGGTTTATTACCGTAAATAGCGGTAACCAAATTTACAATCAAATTAATACGCTTGGTGTTGCTGGATTAAGTGAGACCACCGATCTCACTTATGTGAAGAGAATCATTGATGAAAGAAGTTTGGATGAGAAAGTTTATAAGATAAGAGCAGTTATTCCAAAAGAACTTTCTGGTGCTAAGGATCCAGAAAACGGATTTATTATTCAGGACTCAAGCACAACTGGTGCAAGACCTAATGATTTTACAAGAACTAGTATTGCAAGCACCGATTACAATTACAATAAGAATCAAAGATTCATTACAACTTGCACAGTAAGTTCTGGTACGGTTACAGTCTTATCTGAACTTCCACATGACTTAAATGTTGATGATATTGTCATTGTTAAGAATGTAACCGACAGCAGTAACTTAACTGGCACATATAATCGTGGATACAACGGAAGATTCCGTGTTGCTTCTGTTGTAAATGATATGTCGTTTACATACTCTACCACAGATTTGACTGGAAGAGTTCATACTCCAGGTGCTTCCAGCACAAATAATATTGATTTAAGAGTTACCGATGACCAAATTAGAGATCTTCCTCGTTTCGAAAGAAATGATATTCGACAAAATCTTTATGTCTATCGAAATGAAGTAATTTCTTCTTATGTTGAGGGGCAGCAAGATGGAATCTACCACTTGTATGTTTTAAATGCAAGTAACGGAATTCCTGAAGAGTTTATAAACCTAAAGTATTCGCAAAGTCCTGTGGATCTTTATCCCCAATTGGATAGAGATAATGTCAATTCCAATCCTCCAGCAGCAAAAACATTTGCACTTCGCTCACCAATTGGCGACACAAATACAAGCGACTTAAAGAAGAGTATTACCCGCGAAACGATTGATAAATTCGCAACATCTCTAGGAATTGGTCAATCAATTACTTCGCTTACTTCATCTTCAACAAGTGCTACTCTTACCTTTGGAAGAAATCATGGTCTCGGTGGTATTGCTATTGGTGCGATTACTGCTGGAGCATCATACAATAATGGCACCTATTATGATGTAAAACTCCTAAACACAGACCCAAGTCCCTCTGTTGGAACTTGGAAAGGTGCCACCGCAAAAGTAGTTGTAACTGGTGGTGCTGTTACTTCCGTTGATATTATTTCCGCTGGATCTGGATATACAAACGGAGAAGCACTCTATTTTGACAACACCAGAATTGGTGCTGGTAATGGTAACGCGAGATATACATTATCAACCGCCGGTATTTCTACAAGCATTGGTGATGTAGTTCAGATTACTGGTATTGGCACCACATCTGATTCTTATCATCGTATCAGTGCAGTTAATTCTGCATCTCAAATCTCTATTGCTAAAACTGCTGGAGATCCAACACCAGTTGTTGGTGAGTATGTCTTCATTGTAGGACCATCTGCTAGAATTACATCTACAAGTTATAGTTCAACAACTGGAATTGCAACATTCACGACAGCAACTCCACATGGATTGTTGGCAGGAAACAAGTTTAGAGTCATCGATTCTTCTAATAATAATGCTGGAGACTATCTAGTTAAGGAAAGAGTAGGCGTAACTACATTTACTGCGATTACAAATCAATCATTGAGTGTTGCAAATGGTCATGTATTGAAGCACGGTCTGTCTGCTAATGATGCGATTTCTGATATTAGAGAAGAAAACTTTGGTATTCGTCAAACTTCTTTTTATGGAAATGAAATTGTAAGACTCACTGCAGCAATTACAGATGATTCTGCTGCAACAACTCTTCAAATTTCTTCTATTACTTCGGGTATTGGAACTGGTGCAAGATTCTCAATGGGATCTTACATCCAAATTGATAGTGAAATAATGAGAATTACTTCTTCAAGTAATAATTCTCAATTTACAGTCATTCGTGGTGCTCTTGGAACAAGAAAAGAAACTCACGATGCAGGATCACTAATTCGTAAGATTGACCCAATTCCAGTTGAATTCCGTAGACCATCAATTCTTCGTGCTTCTGGACATACATTTGAATATCTTGGTTACGGTCCCGGAAACTATTCCACTGGTCTTCCTCAAGTTCAAATCAAGTCTCTTACTGAAAGAGAAGATTTCTTAGTTCAATCACAAGAAAGATCTGGGGGCATTGTTGTTTATACTGGTATGAATAACAATGGTGATTTCTTCAGTGGAAACACCAAAACATCTTCAACTTCAGGTGAGGTTACTTCATATGATATTCCAACTCCTACAGTAACTGGACAAGATCCTTCCAAATCCAGTGTTGTTTATGATGAAGTCACTGTTAAAGAAAGACTTCTTGTAGAGGGTGGTGATTCTGGTACGGTTCTTTCTCAATTTGACGGTCCTGTAACATTCAACAAACAAATCAGAGCAAAAGATGCTGTTACATTTAGTGGACAAGTCAGAATTACAAATACAACATCTTCCGATTCTGTTGGAAAAGGTGCTCTGACTGTCAAAGGTGGAGTTGGAATTGGAGAAAATCTTTATGTTGGTGGAAATTCTGTTTTCACTGGTAGCGTAACTTTAAATACATCTCTTGATGTTGATAATTTGAGACTGGACGGAAATGTATTAAGTTCTACAAATACCAACGGCAACATTACACTTACTCCAAATGGGTCAGGAATTGTAATAGTAAGCAGCGATTTGCGCGTCAATGGCAACGATATTCAAGCATCTGATGGTAACACAAACATTACATTAGCATCTAATACACTTACAACATTTGCTGGCGATATTCGTATTAATGGTAATGATATTCAGTCTTCAGCAGGTTCTGTAGCACTTAGTTTGTCAGGTACAGATGTAACAACTGCCAATAATCTCATTGTCACAAATGACCTGAGAATTAATGGTAATGATATTCAATCTTCCACCGGATCTGTTGCACTCAGTCTATCTGGAACAAATGTAACCACTGCCAATGATTTAATTGTTACAAATGACCTGAGAATTAATGGTAATGATATTCAAGCATCTGATGGAAATACTAATATTACATTAACATCTAACACTCTGACTACATTTGCTGGCGATATTCGTATTAATGGTAATGATATTCAGGCATCAAATGGTAATACTAATATTACTCTGACATCAAATACCCTGACCACATTTGCTGGCGATATTAGAGTCAATGGTAATGATATTCAAGCATCTGATGGATCAACCGCTATCAGTCTTTCGGGAGCAAATGTAACAGTTGCTGGAACATTAAACGTTAATGGAAACACAACTCTTGGAGATGCAATCACCGATATTACAACTGTTAATGGTGAATTAAGAGTCACTCAAGATATCACGGCATTCTATACTTCGGACCAAAGGTTAAAAGATAATATCACTCCAATCCCAGATGCTTTGAATAAGGTCATTTCAATCAGTGGTAATACATTTGATTGGAATGAAAAATCAAACAAAGAGGGTAATGATGTTGGTGTTGTTGCACAAGAAATTCTTGAAGTTTTACCGGAGGCAGTAACAACAAGAGAGAATGGATACCTCGCCGTTCGTTATGAAAAACTTGTCCCACTTTTAATTGAAGCAATTAAAGATTTAAAAACTGAAATTGATGAACTAAAACAAACAATCAATAAGTAAAATGCCCACTCCATCATCTGGTGCAATTAGTTTTACCGATATAACAAATGAATTTGGTATTGCCGGTACAAGGTCAATATCAAGATATTATGGTTTAGACGCTGGTATTCCAAACAGCGGTCAGATAAAGTTTTCAGATTTTTATAGTAAAATAATTAATGCTACAAGAACTATAGGTGCGGCTACAGATTACAATGCCTATAATGACCTTTCAAATGCATCTGTTACGGGTGGATATAAATCAATTGCAACGATTATTACCAATAATCTGCCAGTTAAATATTACTTAACTGTAAACGGAACAATAAGTGCATCAAACACTTCAACAACTGCCTTCAATACCGGCAGTTTTCCTGCAGGATCTTCACTCTATCTAACAAATAATAATTACATTGTGGGTGCTGGCGGAAATGGTGGAAATGCAAATGGTGGAGGGGGCAGCAATGGCGGTCCAGCTTTAACTTTAAATCTCACAACTTTCATTACAAATAATGGAACCATCGGTGGCGGCGGAGGTGGCGGCGGCGCAGGAAGCGGTGGTTGCTTTACTCAATGTCGGCAAGTTGGTTGTTGTGAGCAAAGGTGTGATACTGCCTGCGCCGATGGTGGTGGAGGTGGTGGCGGCGCCGGATCTGTTGCCGGATCTGGTGGATCTGGTGCAAATAGTGGTACTGCAGGAAATTTAACTGCCGGCGGTGGCGGCGGCGGCGGTGGATATTCTCAAAATGGGGCTGCAAGCGCCTCAGGATCTGCTGGTGCAAGTGGAGGAAATCTAGGGCAAAATGGTGGAAGTTCTTCTGGTGGCGGAGGGACGGCAGGCAACTATATAGTTAATAGTGGTTTTGCAACTTGGTTGGTAACTGGATCTAGATTAGGAGGTGTTGGGTAATGCAACCAGTAGAATTTAAAAATTTTAGAGATAGTAAAAATAAACTGCTGTTAAGTTATTGGACTATGAATAAAGGTGAAATATTCATCACCTGCGACTTATCAAAAACTAGTCTTGAATTGGGAGAAGATAATCAAATAGAAGATTATGGATGCACTTTTGCAACCGAAGGAAGCTTTACATTTCAAGAAATAGGAACGGATGTAATCGATACTGTTTATGCTGGAGACTCTTTTAATAGAAGACCACAAAAGGCAGTTTTAATAACTGCCTTAGAAGATAATTCAAAATGGTGCTATTCATTACATTTTAATAGTTTGTTTACCACAAATGAATCTGAAGGAGTGGAGTGGGAGTGTCCAAGTTCTGCAAAAACTTTAAATGGTGAGCAAATAAAAATATCAGCAGGAGAAACGATAGAAGTAGTTGATAAAAACAAAGATCTTTATCTTGCAAATCCAATATATAAATCAGAATTAAACACAATCACCTATAAAAGTCCTACTCAAGAAAATTTCACCAACCTTAATTTTGGTAAGTATTTAAGAATTAAAAAAGGTGAAGTTTTTGAAATTCAATCTGTCATTGATACTTATATTCCAAAACTTTATTATATTACTAGCCAACCATAAATAGTTAAAAATCTAAAATGGCAAATTATAAGAAGTCATTTAATTTTAGAAATGGAGTCCAAGTTGACGAAGATAATTTCGTTGTAAATGCGAATGGCTTGGTTGGAATTGGAACAACAATTCCAGAATCTTATCTTTTAAATGTTTATGGTGATACTAGAGTTATTGGACTAGTTACTGCAACGAGTGCAAAAATTGGTGACTTGAATGTTACTGGTGTTAGCACCGTTGGATTTTTAACTGCGTCAAATATAAATGCTTCTGGAGTCGTAACTGCAACAACTTTTTATGGAGATGCTGCGGGACTAACAAACATTTATGCAATTGCTGTTGATGGTTGGTATGTTTCTGCAGGCACTATTTCTACAACATCAAGTGTTGGTGTGGCGACAACCAATCCAACAGGAACTTTACAGGTTGGTGTTGCAGTCACGATCAATAATAATGGAAATGCAACATATACAGGAATCATAACTGCTGCAAGTTTTGCTGGAATTGGGTCAGATATTACTCAGATTAATGCCTCTAACATTTCTTCAGGAACTTTATCCAATCCTAGATTACCCCAAAACATCAATGTTTCTGGAGTTGTAACTGCTGCAAGTTTTGATGGAATTGGGTCAAACATCACTCAAATTAATGCTTCAAATATTTCTTCAGGCACTTTATCCAACCCTAGATTACCTCAAAGCATTAGTGTTTCTGGAATCGTAACAGCGTACAGTTTTGCCGGATTTGGAACAGATATTTCTGGAATCAATGCTTCAAATATTTCTTCGGGCACTTTATCCAATCCTAGATTACCTCAAAGCATCAGCGTTTCTGGGATCGTAACTGCCGCTGGCGGATTTGTTGGGAATGTAACTGGAACTGCAAGCACGGCACAATCACTAACAGGGACCCCAAGTATTACTGTTGGAAATATAACGGCTGCCAATTTAAATGCAAGTGGAATCATAACTGCCACTACTCTTGGTGTATCAGGACTTACAACAACCACAAATCTAGTTGCCCAAACAAGTATTGGAATTGGAACAACTAATCCAATTGGTGATTTGCAAATTAGAAATGCAACTGCTGCATCAATTCTAGTTACAAGTGATACTCAATCCGCACTTATTTCTATTGGAAGAAGCAATTCACTACAAACTTCCAATGGGGTATTAAGATTTGGAAATACTAACGTAAGTCAAGGATATAGCACACAGTCTTCTTTAGATATTATCAATTATGCTCTTGGAAATGTAAATAATTACTTGAATCTAGGTTCTTCTGGTGTCGGAACTGGTGCATTTAATTGGATTTATGGGCAAAATGCTAATACTCCATTAATGACTTTGACTTATGGAGGTTCTCTTGGAATTGGAATTACCATTCCATCTAACACTCTACACGTAGTTGGAACGTCAACAGTAACTGGAAATTCTTTTGTTGGTGGAAATCTTGGAGTTTCCGGAAACTTAACTGTTGGTGGAGTTTTAACAGCAAATAATCTTATTACAACTACACTGTCTCTTACGGGATCTTTAAATAACAACGTAAATGCAACAACAGGCATTTCAACATTTAATCGTATTCAAGTAAATTCTTCAGTAGGATTTACAACGATTACTACTACTGGAAACATTGGCATTCAAACATCTGCATCTTCAACTTATCCTCTTATAGTTAATGCCGGCACTACTGCATTCATAGTCAATTCACTTGGTGGCATTGGAGTTGGAACAAATGTATTCACTTATGCACCAAGTCTTGCATACGATGTAAGTGTTGATGCTGCTCGTGGTGTTGGTTATTTTCAGGGTGTTGGAGTTGGAACAACGACTCCAAGTTCTTTTGCTGATTTTAGTGCTGCTGGGTATAATGTTCCAACTCTTGGAAGTATATTCCAATTTATGATTCCACCTAAAGTCACAACAACGCAGAGAAATTCATTATCAATTGTAGAAGGTGGTTTGATTTATAATACAACTAACAAGAGATTAGAAGTTTATAATGGAATTGGTTGGTGTGGTATCGCTACAATTCCATAAGTCTTGATACTTAAGACACTTGACAAACTGGCACAGGGGGGTCGCAAGACCCCTTTTTTGCTGCTATAATATGTGTATTGAATTGAGAGATGATGTACCAACTTCGCCCTCACCAACAAGTTGCTCTGGATGCTCTGGCACAGCATCTCAAAGGTATCTGTGTGTTTCCTACCGGTGGTGGTAAGACCAACGTGGGCATTTTTGATGCTATTCGTGTGTTTCAGTCTAGCACCCCCAAGACTATTGTAGTGACGGCGCCGCGCATCCTCCTGGCAGAGCAGTTGTCTGCTGAATACCTTGAGTTTATCACTAATGCTTCTGTGATGCACATTCACAGTGGTGAGACTCATCACTTCAGCAGCACTCGTCCCAATGCGATTCGCACTTGGTATGAGCAAACTCAAGGTCACAAACTGATTTTCACCACTTACAATTCTCTGCAGCAACTTGCAAAGGCAGATATTGAGGTGGATACGATTTACTTTGATGAGGCACACAATAGCGTTCAACGTCACTTCTTTCCTGCTGTAGAGCATTTTGCTGCTGAAGCAAAGCGTTGCTACTTCTTTACTGCAACTCCCAAGTATTCTGCCACCGTTGCCAAACCTGGTATGAATGATGTTGCTGTCTACGGTAATATCATCGCCAAAGTTCCTGCTCCTGAATTGGTACAGGGTGGCTATATCATTCCTCCCAAAGTGATTACTGCTCCAATGCGTCTGTCCGTCAAGGGTGAGGATATTGCTCAACGGGACTGTGAGTATCTGATGCAAATCATTCAGGACAATCCTGTCGATAAGATTCTGGTGTGTGCAAAGGCAACTCGCCACATCATTGCTCTGCTGTCTGAATCTGACTTTGCAGACCAGATTGCCGAGCAAGGTTACTCTGTGCTGCACATTACTGCCAAGCACGGTGCATTTATTGATGGGCAGAAGGTCAATCGTGAGGTGTTTTTTGACACTCTGAATGCTTGGGGCAAAGACCCTGACAAAAAGTTTGTGGTCCTGCATCACAGCATTCTGGCAGAAGGCATCAACATTTCTGCTCTGGAAGCGGTCGTGTTCTTGCGCTCTATGGACGTTGTGGGCATCGGTCAGACCGTTGGTCGGACGCTGCGTCTGCACCCCCAAGACGCCGCTGGAATCCGCTCTGGCGCCATTCAGGCAGGCGACCTGTCGTCCTACACTAAATCCTATGGTCTGGTGGTCTGCCCGGTCTTTGACAAGGCATCTACGGGCACTGCGAAGGCAGTCCAGAATGTGGTGGACATCATCTTCAAGCAAGGTGAGGTTGCCGTCAGCATTGTCAGGCGCTGACTTTTCTGCTATACTACCTACACATCAGGAGAAACTCTAATGCGCTGCAAAGTCCAACTCTATGTCGCTGGCAAAGTCTTTGATGAGATTGTCGAGGCACGTGATTATGATGATGCCAGGCGGACTGCTCTAGCACGTAATCCAAGTGCTAAAGTTATTGGTGTGACCGCTGTATTCGGATGAGCGAAAACTTTCAGAAACCTTTTGTAGATCGTCCAGGAATCTTAAATCCAAAACCATCAGATCCACAAGGTTATGTCACTAAAGATGGTATGTGGGCAGCAGTGCCATTTGGTAAAAAGTTTATTATCATTCACAACGGACAGCAGGTTCATCTAGCAAACAATTACAAGTCCGCCAAAACCTACATTCAAAAGTCCGCAAAAGGCGCATCGGTCTCCAGTCTAGATCAATTTCTTGGTTAAATAATAAAACTATGAGACCTAGATGATGTCTTATTATGCTTGGTTTATCGTATTTGCAGTAGCGGCATACTTTATCGCAACAGATGATAGTATCGCTGCTGCCTTTTATTATGTGCTTAAGTTAGCAAAGTCTAACTATGAGAAACAAAAGTGGTGGTTGTTAAACAATCCACGTAATCCTGTGGTAAAATATTTAATGTGGCGTCGTTCTATGAAACTCGCAAAAGAGTTAATGGACGAATATAAAAATAAATAACACTACATCTGGTAATACATATGCTCTCTACGCAGTACAGATTGAGACTGGAAGCAATCTGTGAGAAGATTGTACTTCATAAAGAAGTAAGTTTAGAAGATATGATCTGGGCAGAGAAACTTGCAAAGGCAAATCGCTCTGCTGGAACAATGCTCCGCCAGGCAAGACGTAAAGCGGAAAATCCCAATATGGATGAAATGGATGATTTCCTAAACTCAATGGATATTGGTGGTTTAGGGCACGAAAGATTTGGTAGAAGAGGTTTTGACAACCCAGATGAACTGCATGATTGGTTTAAACGTGATGATGACGAAACCGATTGGCGAACAAGAGATTGACAATATCTGAAAAAACCTTTATAATACCCGCATATACACTCTGATTATGGACTACAAACCCTATAGTATGGAATGGAGTCGGCGGCGGTATCTTGCCGAAGCAATCCAACAATACTTTGATACTGATGCGTCTCTGGATGTTGTCCTGGACGATATTGTGAGTGTGCTTGAGGAGAATGTAGAGCACCACAAGAGTCGTGCCGAACGCTTTCAGGAAGTTCTGGATGGTCTGAAATCTCTTCCTTATTGATATGAAACCTAACTTTCGTAAGGTATTGGAGATGGCACTGGAAGAAGGTGTCCGTTATGGATACAATCGTGCCCATAAACACGTAGAGAACCCACACGAAGATGCTGTGGTTGATTGTGTGGTTGATGGTGCGATGAACTCTCTGTATGAATGGTTTGACTTTGAGGAAAACAATAATGAGCAGTAAAACTTATCTACAATATGTCGCAATCCCTGCACTTGCGTTTTTTGTGTCCGCTATTGTATCATATAATCTGACACCAGAAAAAACACCACACCATACATCTACGGTCTCTGGATCTTCTGGTGACCTTAAATGCACTACATCTTGTGTTATTAAAGAGCAATGAATCTAATTAAATTTAAGCATCGCTATGACTTTGGACACGAAGTTTATGTTCAAGTTGTTAATATTAAACGATGGAGTTTGTTTCAGTTTTCTGTAAGTTGGAATGATTATCCTTCTTCACCTTATCTTCAGATTACAATGGGAAGTAATGGTCTTTTAGGTATTCTCTTCTGGGCATATAAGTTTGGGTTTGATATTGATTTGCTTTCCCGCACTTGGAGATGGGACCATTTAGAGGAAGTGGATGAAAAAGAGACTGATTATCTTGGAATGGATGAGTGTTGATGAAGAAAAAACTGAACTGGTTTGAGTATTACTTCGGACATTGTTTCCAGACTGGTTGGAGAGAGATCTGGAACAACTTTAAGATGTGGAGAGATCTCATCAGTGGAAACTATGCTGATTATGCTCTGCTGAAAAACGACGATCCATATGAAGAATGTTATCAGTGGTTCTGGTGCAGCATTAATATGGATGAAACATATCCCAAAGAGTTTCTAGAATATCTGATGGAGATGTGTGATAGGATTGATCGTGGTGAAGAAAAGGTCTATCCACTTGATGAAGACTTTATGAATAGACTTAAAGACCTTACTGGCGATGAGGACACTTTGGAAACTGGCACAGAGGACGTTGAAGACGCCTCCTGATGCCCTATAATACCATTATACGAAACGCCCCTATGACTCTCAAAGAGAAGAAGGCACTACTCAAACGACTTGAGCAGGCAGGCACCACTTGTATGGATTGTGGTCAAACTTATGGTGTTTATTCAGTCGGTTGTTCATCTGTCTGGAATGGTAAATGTGGTGTCTGTGGTGAAGAAAAACGGGTGACTGAATCCCGTGATTTTGCTTACTTTATTACTGGTATTCGCAAACTGAAACTGGAGATCCAAAATGAGAAGAGTAACCGTAAGACCCAAAAGCAGCAAGGCGAAGAATAGATTAGCAAATATCATGGGAAACAATCCTGTCTGTATTGTAGAGCAGGACACTGGTGGTGAGTTATTCTTGGCATCAGAAAACCGTAAATACTTTTTTTGGGTTAGTACAAGAACTGGAACTAATCGTTTCGGTGACAAATCTGATGCACACTGGGAGGTGCTCTAATGAATTACCTTTGTATTGTTGATGGACTCATAGAGTACGCTAGCACTTCTGAAAGTAGTTTTGCTCACTATCAGTTAGTGTATGCCGAAGAGCACAAAGATGCTGATGTTCAGTATCTGACTCTCACTGATGAAGAGTATGATG